ATGACTGGTAATAGCATTAAGATGGAAATTCTTTCCGGCCCTGAGCGGCGTCGACGCTGGAGTACCGCGGAGAAACTTGCGATTGTCCACGAAACCTACGAGGCGGACGCAACGGTCAGTCTGGTCGCCCGTCGTCATGGCATTGCGCCTAACCAGCTGTTCGCGTGGCGCAAGCTTGCGTCACAGGGTGCATTGGTCGCAACGGCAGCCGAAGAGGAGGTTGTCCCTGCCTCGGAATACCGGGCGCTTCAGGCTCAGGTGAAGGAATTACAGCGCCTGCTGGGCAAGAAGACGATGGAAGGGGAAATTCTCAAGGAGGCCCTCGAAATCGCCAGCGGCCCAAAAAAACGCATGCTGCACTCAATCTCGCTGCCGAAGGACGTTTTGCGATGAAAGCGGTATGCGAGACGCTAGGTGTTGCCCGGTCGAATATCGCGGCGCGAGCCACAGGCACCCTTTCCAGAGCCCGAGGGAGACCTCCGCTTCCCGACGCTGATCTGGTTGCTCAGATCAAGGCGATCATTGAAGAAATGTCGACCTATGGCTATCGGCGCGTTCATGCCGTTCTGCGGCGCAAGGCCCGTGAACAGGGGCGTTCATGGCCGAACGCCAAACGTGTTTACCGCGTGATGAAGCAGCATGATCTGCTCCTTCAGCGCCATACCGGAGCTGCCGGTGAACGCAGACACGACGGGCAAGTCACCGTCGAGCGCTCCAATACCAGATGGTGCTCCGATGGCTTCGAGATCACGTGCGACAACAAGGAAAAGGTCCGCGTTGCATTTGCGCTCGACTGCTGTGATCGGGAAGCAATCGCTCATGTGGCCACGACAGAAGGCATCAAGAGCGAAGATGTGCAGGATCTTGTCATCACGGCGGTAGAAAACCGCTTCGGGCGCATCAATACGCTGGCAGAGCCCATCCAGTGGCTTACCGACAATGGTTCATGCTTCATTGCGAAAAGCACCGCGTCCTTGCTCCGGGATATCGGTATGGAACAGTGCAGAACACCAGTGCGCAGCCCGCAGTCAAATGGAATGGCTGAGGCTTTCGTCAAAACATTCAAGCGCGATTATGTCCGGATAAATCCGACGCCGGACGCCGAAACTGTCATGGCTCAACTGCCATCATGGTTCGAGCACTACAACAATCTTCACCCGCACAAGGCTTTAGGATATCAATCTCCACGAGAGTTCCTGAGCCGAAATGCTCAATCTGAAAATGTCCGGTTTTTATGGGGCAACTCCACACACTGGAACAAGAATCTCACTAAATTGTGTGCTCTTAAAGGGTTTTCTAGTCCTGCTAAGCACAGCCGGTGCAAAGCGATAATCCGGCAGTTGAACATGTCCAGGAATCGTGCATGGTGCTCCAATTATGCACGAATAGGGGTGAGGTATGAGTGTTGCTCCCAAGGGCCTAAGCGTTCAATCGCTTTATAGGGACTACCGCGACGGTACGTTAATTGTTAACCGCCAGTATCAAAGGAAACTGGTTTGGACAATTCCGGAAAGACAAAAGTTGATCCAAAGCATACTTCTAAACTATCCTATTCCCCTCATACTTTTGGCCGAGAAAAAGATCGACGGAGTCGCAATCATAGAAGTTATTGATGGTATGCAGCGTCTGAATGCCATTTTTAGCTTTATTGAACACGGTTTCACGGTTGATGGACGATGCTTTTGATCTGCAGGAATTCGCACGCGCGCGCCAAGGCAATGGAAGAAAAGCTGTTCGATGAATTTGATGACTCTGTGGAACGGCTCTCGGCAGCTGATTGTGCTGATTTTCTCGATTATCAGCTTTGCTGTTACGTCCTTTCCGGGCGAAGAGGAAAGTCGAATCACCGACATCTTTGGACGCATTAATTCGGGAGGCAACAGCTTAGTGATCAAGAACGAAGGCAAGCTGGCGTACTCACTGGGCTTGCTCAATTAGTTCGAGATCTAGGTGCTGAATTGCGGGGAGATGTTTCCAAGGAAAAGTTACCTCTTTATGAAATGCCGGAAATCAGCATTTGAAACCCAGAAAGAATCCACACGGCTATAAATTGCGAGCGGAAGAGATATTTTGGTGCCGCCAAGGAATTTTAAGAACTGGTGATCTTCGAGATAGCGATGATGAAGAGATGATCATCGATATTTGTGCATCTATATTACTCGGTCAGCCTGTGGAAGGGACTCGCGTCTACCGTGACACCGTTTATGACGCAGGAAGTGACGAATCGAAAGAATTGGAAGCTCGCCTTATTGCTTACGGGCCTGAAAAGATTGCCAACGAAGTTAAACTTGTTTTTCTCTGCCGTCAGGACGGTTATAGAGGGGGCCAGTGATGAAGCAAATTATTTCCGAAAAGTAGTTTATCCTAGCCCCACTTCGAACGCTCAAAAATCGCCCTTTTACGCTGTTTATATGGCATTTTATGATCTGGTGATTAAGGAAGGAATGTATCCATCCGATTACAAAGAGATTATGGCTAGCTTGAACAATCTTACTAATAGTATTGAAGTTGGTCAGAAGCAAACAAAGGCGGCAGATAGGCAAAAGAATATCAACATAACTAAAGGACTAATAAGAGACCACTTCGTTAAGCAAGATGTTGCTGCATTTCAGCACGGCGCTGGCGTTGTATTGGATTTTGAGAACTCGATAACGAGGTCGAAAACGGAAACATCTCGATATGAATTTAAGCAAGGCTTCTTGAAGCTCGATAATAACAGAGAATTCGACCAAAATGTACTAGATAATATTATTGAAACAATATGCGGTATTGCAAATGTTGGTCCGGATGCTGACGGCTATATTTATATTGGGATAGCGGACAAGGAAAAGGATGCCGAACGCATAAAAGAATTGGATGGAATAAAGCCAATTCCAATAAGGCATATCAATATCGTTGGCATTGAGCGAGAAGCGGAGATTTTGGGAAAGAAGATGGATGACTATGTGCGAATTCTTACGGATTGCGTGCATAAGTCGCTGCTTACCGATCCCTTAAAGACGATGGTCGCTGCGTCCATCGATTCTATATCGTATAAAGGGTTGGAAGTGATTAGAGTGCGGATTCCCAAACAGCAGAAGATGAGCTTTGTTGGCGATGACGCTTTTTACAGGGCTGGCCCGAATACCCATAAAGCTAAGGGGCCACAAATAGCTGCGATTGCGGGTATGTTCGTGGATTAAAACATTTGCTTGGCGAATCTAGCCTTTCCAGAGAACGCCTCGTTCGGGAAGAGGGGGTCGGAGATTCGAATCCTCTCACTCCGACCATCGAAAAATCAATATGTTAGCTGCGTTGTGGGGTAGCGTGAATTTGCGAAGCCCCACAGATTTCCCCACAGATTAAGGCAGAGTTGCCACTGCGGGTTCCTTCCGGTCCATAACAATCACTTCGGAAACCGGCTTTCCCTCGCCACCTGCGATCGTATAGGTCAGCGGGACGTCGAATATGTGAAATGCTCGAAATATCTCCCGCACTTCGGGCCGGTCATTCATGTGGGCATTCAAGCCCCACAGCCGAGAAGCCCCATCTCGGCTTAACTGGGACGCCGTGCCTCGAAACTGATGATCTCATCGTCGTTGTGCGGTGTTCTTCCATGCTGGTAGTTACCAGACACCACGACATCCACAAAACCCGCACGTTGGAGCGCCATCAAGAATTCTTCGACACCCCACCACCGCAACTTAAACAAATCAATCTCAGATTTCACAAGGTTTCCATCCCGCCATTGTTCATAGCGGAGATGGCTGAGTGTGGTCTGCGCGACATAGTCGGTTTCAACCCGATGATCTGTGAGCGTGAGCAGATCGCCGTCTTCTGTAGTCCAACGCCGTACCGAACCGATCGGGCCAAGGAAACTCCCGATGGGATCCAGGTCCATGATCAATTTCCCGCCGGGAACCAGATGATCATAAAACCGCCTCAGCACAGCGGTCGCAGATCTCGTATCAGTCACCAACTGAAATGAACCAGCTGGGACGATGATGGCTGCAAAGCCTTTGCCATAGGAGAAACCTTCGAATGTCTCTCGTATCACATTCGCGGAAAGATTGCGCTTCCTGCATTCCTCTTGGCAATAACCAAGCATCTCGTTAGATGCATCGAAACCCTCTACCGAGAACCCTGCCTCGAGCAACGGCACAAGGACACGGCCGTTACCGACAGCCGGCTCAAGGATCGGACCATCGGATTCTCTAAGACGTTGCTGATAATATTCCACATCTCCGAAAGAACGCCCGACCGGTTTATCCAGATCATAGACCCAGGAAGCGAGGGTTCCGTAGCGATTGTTCATTCCAGCCTCTTAGAGTTGATTTGGTCTCGACACTTTCGCCAAACGCGGAATCGACTGGCCTTATAGTTAAAAGGAACGGTCCTTGCCAGTTTTAAGTGCTTCATATGCCTGCTTAACGACTGGCCGGAAGCAGCGCACGGCAAGGAATACGAAGAAGCCTTGCAAGCTTGCCTGGCCGATCTTGAAGGATTGCCGAGCACCGCCCGCGAATCCCTTATCAAAGCCGCCAACCTGCCGGACTGACAATCCGGCCCTGCCAGTGGCACTGAGATCGTTCAGGCTATCCGTGACGCTCTGAACCATAGCGTGAGGCTAGCACGGCCCAGCCCGACGGGTTTTCAAATCTGTCGGGCGCAAATTTGCAGTATATGTTCCACTATCTTTTTGCGCGGAACAAAAACGCTGCCTGACTGTTAAGCCGAAACCCAAAAAGGCCGAGGCTATGACAGAACTCAAGAACCACCATAATGATGCACGGCTAGCACCTCGCGGGATACCAAGAACCCTCCAGTCCGCCGAAGCAATAGCCCAATCTTTAAAAGCTCGCCTGACAAAGGATTTTTCAGATGAGAGAGAGGAGCAGTTTTCAGAGCTACTTGCACGACTGGAGCAGGCAGAGAAAAAGGATTCATCTTGATAATAGTTAAACTTCTCCAGAACAATATAATGAAAGTCCACTCTTTAAAAATACAACCTGCCCTTAAGTGACCTTAATTGTTCTCTTGCTATCAAATCACAAACAGTCCACCCTTAATTGTCAGTGTTTTGATTGAATACGGGCGCTCCTGACACGGGTCAAATGGCCCTTGCCCGCAATTTGAAAGGAGGACGCGATGTCTTCCAATATCTATAATGGCGATTTTCACTCAAACCATCGCATTCTGAAGCAGATGATTATTAAGGCTGGCTATCTCACGTCCAGGATGAAACCCCTGCCGGGACCCCATTATAATGAGTCAGCGTTAATTCTGAAGAGTTTTATGGATGGAGTAATGGGCGACATTCAAACAGACCCAGGTCCACAAACGGAAGTGTCGTCCGCCTATGGCACGGCTTAAAAATTATCCTCGAGAGGGCCCAAACTGGGCCTCTCAAATAATAATTTTTTAAATCGTTATTTCACTGTAAAAACAATGGAAATATTAAGCGAGTTAAGAAGCTTTCTCCACTTTATTGCCCCATAATTTATTAATCGTTTGACAATTTTTATTTAACAATCTAAAAGACAATTATCGATATTTTCTTGCTGAGCTTTGCTTGCTGCGCGATTAGCACCGTGCGATGAACGAAAACTCCCTTTTAAAAATCGTTTCGTCTCTGCGTTTTTCTAAACGCGGTTTTTAATATACTATGAAAGGGGTTCAAATGAACACCGGCACAGTTAAATGGTTTAATGCAGCAAAAGGCTTTGGCTTTATCCAGCCTGAAAACGGCGGTTTGGATGCGTTTGTTCACATCTCCGCTGTTGAGCGAGCGGGTATGCATACGCTCAATGAAGGCCAGAAACTGACTTATGATCTGGAACAGGATCGCAAGTCGGGGAAAATGTCCGTTTGTAATTTGCAGGCGGCTTGAATGAAGTTTCTTCTTTCTCGTGACCACGGATGTACTGGCACAAAAGAAAGAAGTTGACTTTTGGGGTCGGGCTATTGCCCGACCTTTTTTGGTCGGCAAGGGGGCCAACACGAAAGAGAGATTAAAATGAATAACCATGAAGAGAATATCGGCCTTACCATTCCGAACACTAACTTTAGCGTGGCGAAACATGCTGTTGCTACGCAGCGCGATATTGAAGACGCGCACAAACAGATGTCATCACCCTCAGAGGATTGGTCAAAGCTTTCCAATATACTTAGACGGTCATGCGGAGGCTCATCGCGAAAACGTTCTTTTCGTAGATAGGCAATATTTGAGATAATGGCTTATGATGCCGTCCCTACTTCCGTGCGCGGTTCTCGTATCGGGGCTTTTCTAGACATGTCTCAAATTAATTTCAGCCCACCGCTGATAACGAATACTACAAACGCTGTTCCGATACCACTGATCACAATCCACATGATCCTGGAAAGCGTTGACTGGATGCTTTTGACCGAGCTTTCCAACCCGGAGAATCGCGTATCGATCCGCGCATCCATCGCCACCCACTTTTCATCATGGCGAGCGCTGTCTATGTCTCTCTGGCGCTGCCAAGCTTCCAGTGTCGTCAATCTCTGATTACTCGTTTGCGCCGCATGTTCCAGCCCCACGACGCGGGCGCGAAGATCGGTTTCATTGTCCGGCATGTCCATCACTTCCAGCAGCCCCGCCGTTTTCCGTTTTCATCGTTGCCTTCAACCCGTTCCGCTGCTGGCCGGTCCACTTTGGTCAGCGCGACCAGACCGGCAGGCGATAGGTTATTCTGTCTCCACCCCGCGCAGCTCGTCGCACTGGTCGACTGACAACCCGCGACGACGAAGGGCAAGAACACAAAAATCAAAATCCGTAAGCCCGCGTAATTTTTCATCGTCCTTGCCCCTTTCCTTTTCGGCTTTGACGGTTTCGCGCAATTGCTCAGAAACGGCTTGCTGACGACCTTCACGCTTTCCGGTGAGATATCCAGCCGCCACAAGCAGAAACGCCGCCAGAACGGCAGCGAGCGAGTATTTCAGCCATGACGGGACCAGTTTCCAAAGCGCCCCCATCAGCCGATTTCCGCCTGTAGGTCTTTCACGGCCTTGAACAGATCAGCACGGCGCTTGATGCCGTAGATCGCAAATCCGATGATGGCCGCACTGAAAAGAAGCTGGACGCGCCAATCGAGGCCACCAAGGAACGACCCCGCACCGCTGATTGCCGACATGATGCCAGCACCGGCCCATGTCCAGACTGTCTTGCTCTTGGATGGTTTTGTTCCAAGCTCGCCGGGATCGGCAACGACAGTCTTTTCGACCGTGACGACTTCGGGAACGGCAACGACCGGCTGAACGGCGCCAGCGGTTTTGACCTTATTCAGAACCGCTTCAACCTTGGCCGGGGAAACAAGCGACTTATTCAGCGCATCGCCAGAATAGTAGCTCTGGCCCCGCTTTAGATCGCGGTGAGCGCCCTTTGTCGCGGCAAGTACCGGGAGAGAAGCCCATTCCTGTGCAAGACGCTTGCCGAACTCCGTGCGGGTGATCTTTCCAGCCACATAGTCGTCGTATCCGCGCCGCTTCAACAGATGATAGGCGAGCCGGTCTTGCAAATTGGCGTCGAATATCTGTGTACCACGCAAGCCCAATTCACGAGAAAGGTCTTGCAATGTGTCGCGCATGAACTGGTATCGGCCCGACGCCGACGATTTGAAACGCTTGGTGAAAGACGCCTGCGCATCAACCAGTTCGCCAAGGGTCATCTGTGTGATTGGCTTCGGTAACTTGTCCTGATTGTTACCGTAAATCACGTCATAGCCGCGAGGGGCTTCTACCCCGCCAATAAAGTCGAGCAGAAGCGCCGCACCGGCTGGCACGGTTTTATCCATGGTCTTTCCTTTCGGCATAAAAAAAGCCGCTCGAAGGCGGCGTCTGGGTGGATTCCTACTGGTGATCTACAGTGAGGCGGCAGGTGGCCCGTAATCGCCAAGGTCGCGTTCCGGCGCGCTGCCGGCATCCTTCTTTTTGCGACGGTCCTTTCCGGCATCTCCTGCGGGTTGCTTGATCTGCAGGCTGGTTGTCGAGCCACCGTTGCGGCTGGCGCGGTGGCGTGCCGAACTGATGCGATATTGCCCGTCAACGCCAGCGCGTGCGCCAGACAGCACGAAAGTACATTCCGCCTGCGCTTCGACGGTCAGGTCCATCTCAACGCTGCCTTCGCCGCCTTCACGTTCAGCCTCGCGCTTGCGTGCATCGCCGATCTGTCCGGCCTGATCTTCATCTGCCGCCATTGAGCGCACAACGTTGGTGGATTCCGGCAAATCACGGTCGAGAGAAAATTCCACATCCTTGCTTTTGAAGGATGCGTCCTTGCGGTCGAAATATCGCACCTTGGCCTTGGTGAAGGTTTTCCGGCCCTTAAACGGGGCTATGTCCCACGAAATAATGTTTTGGCCGACAACACCCAGGATGACCGGCAACGCTGCCCCCGTGGCCGCTTTGCCTTCACCGCGGCGCGCCAAGACTGATTGGTCGCCTCTGATCTTGAACGTGCCGCCGAGTTCCCGCGCGATCCGCTCGCCAATGTGGATAAAGCTTTCTCCATCTGCCGCCCAATAATCCCGGTAGATTTTCGCGAATTCGGGGTCCAGTTTGATACTTGCGAGCCCGGCTCGCTTGGCGGCCACATCGAGAAATTCCTGCAAAGTCGCATCATCCTTATGGAAGGTGAGAGGTTGCTTTACCTTGCCACGACTATCGAACCCCTTGGCAGTGACTCTCAGAAGGCGCCCGCCGCCGCGCGAACCGGAGGAGCGCGCGCTGTCGAGCGTGCCGAGGAATTTGGAGACGCCTTGCAGAAACACTTCGATAGATGCCCCGTCGCGCGGTAATGCGATCTGGCCCCCGTTGTCATCGAAAGTGAGAGAGCAAGTGTCCGACGATTTTCCCTCATTGTCGGATATCTCGATATCGATCAGGTATGACTGCATGGCCGACGTCATATCGATGCCGTCGACCACCACTTTCCAGCTAACTTTCCAAGCCATGTTACTATCCGAACAGCGAGACAACTTCGCGGGTCTGGCCCACATTAACTGGGGGAAGGTCGGGCAGAATGATTTCTGTTCCCATCGGAATGACGGTGCCGAGGCGGGCCATACCCACATTCAGCGAAAGAGCCCTTTCAAGAAGGCCGCGTCCTCGCACGCCATATGTGCGCCATAACAGGAGGTCGAGGGTAATACCCTCGCCCTTGATGGTGACTGTTTGCATTTGGTTGCCCTTTAGAAAATGCCGAACAGCGAAAGCAGGCCAGAAATGATTTGCTGTCCAGCCCCGGCATCCGGCTGGACGCGCGTCATGGTGATGGTGTGTTTCACAACGAAGCCGACACCGCTGCGCGTGAGGTCGGAGTGATTTTCAGTCACGTTCGTAATAGCAAACCAGCCAAGCCGGGTGCCGTCACCACGGTGAAGCGGAAAGCGGGTGCCGTTGCGGCGCATTTCATGCACGATTTCCAGTTCTTCCAGACCGCCGATCTTGGCTGGCAAAATCTGCCCGGACAGGGTGATTTCGTCATCGCCCTCGCCGGTAAACTCCTTGCCCGGCGGGGCGTTGATAAGGGCCTTCGATGCGATCTCGGCAGATGCGCTGCGCTGCATTTCGTCAATACTGAAAGGCCGCGTATCGATGGTAAGAGTTCCAAGCATGTATAGCATCAGGACACCGCATATTCCATGTCCGCCTGGATGCCATCGCTTTCCATGCGGAACCGCCTTTCGATTTCAGATATGACTTTCTGGGCTAATGTCTGTTCGTCCATGCCCGGGGCACCATGCACGTGCAGTTGCCCGATCTGGAAGCCGCCGCCACTGCCGGCGATGGATGCGATGCCCTCGTTCGGGATGATCGTTCCGGATCGGTTTGCCGTAAAAAGCTCAGGGCCTTTTTCACCGACGAGATAAGTGCGCCCTCCAACAATCGGCCCGCCCGCTGCTCGCGCTCCTGACAATTTTGGGATTCCCTGCGCCCATGTGGGAAGGTTGGGGTCAGAAGGTAAATTGGCTCCGCCCAAAGCTGTCGTGCGGACTGCATCACTGTTTGTAAAGTTGGCAATTGCGTTCTTCAGCTGCACGGCTTTCTCATAGGCCGACTGGAATAGGCCGATGATAGTGCTCATGCCTGATGCAACGGAATTTACCCCAGACGCAACAGCACCGCCGATTACTTCGCCCCATGCGCGCCAGTCGGCGGTTGAAGCTTGCAAGGGACCGATCAACCCGGAAATGCTATCCCAGAGGCGCTTTGCCAAATCGACAATAGGCTGCAATATCGGCTGGACGGGCGCAAGTCCGGTCTGGAAGCCTTCCCCGATCCCGGTAATCAACTCCTTAATGCCCTGCCAGTTGTTATAAATCCAGGTGCCGGCCATGGCGATGCCCACCACAATTGCGCCGATGCCGCTGCCGATAAGCGCGATTTTCATTGCTCGGAAGGCGACCGAAACAAGACGCAAGGGATTGAGTAACCCCACCAGCGAGCGCCCCATGATCGACAGCGCCGCCCCGTTGCCAGCCATTGATGCGGCAGCGATGTAGCCGATCATTGCCGTGCGAACGGCGCGAAGAGCGGCAATCACTGGCACGAAGATTATCGACAGTCCGGTCAATCCGGCGCGCAGCGCCTTGAGCGACAGGATCGCGCCGGCAAGAAAGCCGCCGCGCATCCACAGCAGGCTGAATTGAGCGGCAATAGCCGCAATTCGCAACCCAACGAGCGCTGCGGATGTTGCAACGATAGCGACGGTCAATTGCGGGTGGGCCTCAGAAAATTCAGCCATCCTGTTCACGATCGGTACAATAATGTCAGCCAAGCTGTTCAGGGCTGGAAGTAGGGCCGAGCCAATAGCAAGAGCGATGTTCTCCATGGACAGTCGGAATCGTCTGGCTGCAATCGCACTGGTTTTGAGACGGCGCTCATAGTCCTGCTGTACAACGCCCTGTGCTTTCATCGCGCTCTCGCGAATGCGGCGGTATTCCTCCATATTCTGGATGAGTGGCCGTAGCCCCTGCTGCACCTGGGCATCCTGAAACAGATCGCCGAGTTTACCAAGGTCGCCCTTCAGGGTTCTGTTGGTGATTTCGGCGATGGCCTCAATTGGCGTAAGGCCGGCCTTAGCCGCTTTCTTCATCTCCTTCTCAAGGTTGACGCCCATTTTCTGGAACGCTTTTCGGGTCAGCGGGGCGTTGATCTTTTGAAGGACGTTCGAGAGGTTTGTTGCGGCAGATGCGCTGTCGCCCGTGCCTTTGCGGACAATCTGAAGTGCGGCTGACAAGTCCGCGACGGCGGGTACGCCCTGTTGTCCCAGCGCCTGATAACCCGCGCCGAGTTGCGGGAAATATTTCGCCATATCTTTCAATTCGAAAGCGCCGTCCTTGCCAGCCTGCGCCATGGCATCCAAAGCGCCGGAAAGCTGACTGGTGGGAACTTTCAGATTGCTTAGAGCGGCGTAGCCAGCCTGCGCAAGATCGGCAATCTCCGCATTATAGGCCGTAGCCGTTCTGCCGATTGATGGGAGCAGGCCGAGCGCATCTTCGCGGTTCGCGCCCATTCCAGCCAGCACATCCATACCGTCCGCCATGGCGGAAGCCGACTGATAGGTATCCCGTGCGACTTGTCTGATTTCCCGTCCGAGTTCGGGAAGGGTGGAAATTGGAGCTTCGATTTTCTGCGCGATATCTTCGAGCTTCGTCTCGAATTCGGTTGCCGCTTCGACAGGAGCTTTGAACGCACGATAAAGCGCATAAGCCACCGCCGTCGCTTCCACCATGCGCCCGCGCATGGCATCGAGGCGTTGATTATTTTGTGCCTGTATTTGCTGAAGCCGGGAAAGAGAGGCGGCGACGGCCTTCGATGGCCCTGAAATGCGATCCATCAGGCTGAGGATCAATGTCGAGGTAACGACAGCCATAGCAACCTCTTATCGTGCGGGAGACTTGTTTTCAGACCGAACGACGCGGGCGAGGCTGCCCGAATAGTCGAGCAGCTTGTCGATGTCCCATTCTTCGATCTGGTCAATCGGGGTGTGCAGGTTCCGGGCGACCGCCGTCAGGACGTCGCGCCAGGCGACGGTTCTGTCCCCGGCTTGGGTTTCCCGGCCCCGGACTTTCCCATGAGAGGGGCAATCCTTTCTCCGATCGTTTCCATATCTTCGATATCAAGTTCCTTGATCAGTTCGACATCAACATCAGCGAGCGCTGCAAAGAGCAGATAGCCGGCAAGGGCTTCGCTTTCGACACCTTCAGCTACCAGAGCATCCTTCGCTTTCATGCGGCGAAACGTTAGTTCCTTCACCTCGCCACTTGCATAGGGCACGGGGTATTCAAGGGGGACAGTTACGGAAGTTACCTTGGTCATTGTTCAATCCAATTCAACGTAGAGGTTACGCGCCAAGCGCGCGGCGAACATCGGAGAAGCGATCGACACCGCCGGTGCGCAGGATGCGCTCCCAGAAGTCGACGTAGAAAAGCTCTTCACCGTTGAGGGTGAATTCGTAGTGGGTCACTTCCTTGAACACGTGGTTGCAGCCCATGAAGTCTTCCGGCGAACCTTCATCAGGAGTCCATTCGGTGATGGCACCCTCAATAATGGCCCGGGACGGGACAAGCTTGCCGGTTTTCTTGTCCTTCACGGCACCTGCAAAGACCCATCGGCTGACTTCGCCAAGATCGCGGAAAATATCCGTGTCGAACCCTTTGACCTCCATGGCCGGTTCCGGCGCTTCAATGCGCGGCTGGGAGAAGTCGACGCTCATGACACCGCCGCCCGGATTGTGGGTCGAGGTAATGAACTTCAGTGACGGGATGGTGAGCTTGGAGACAAGATTGGCGCGTGAGGAACCGGCTTCTTCGGCGCGGCGAACGTCGACCGCCACCATCTGGTAAAGCGTTTGCATGAGATTCCCTTTCGGAATTCGAGACAGGATGAAGGTCAGGCGAGCGAATTGAGGCGGGCGACGATCTCGGCGACGAGACCTTCGACCGCAGGCCGGTAGCGGCTCACCTCATGATTTGCGACCTTGAAGGATGGCGCCGGCTCAATCCCGATATTGACAGTCAGATGACCGAGCCGGATTTTCTCCGGGCTGTTCTTTTCAGCAACGAACTTGACTTCGGAGCCGAGAATGTCGTCGTCAATCTTGTGATCGCGCAGCATGAATTTCAGCGAGTTTAGCCAAGCTTCCGCAGCGTCTGCTGTGATTTTCGGGCCGAGAAACTGCCGGGTGATCTGCGCCATCTTGACGGTCAGATAATCGGCACCGCGAACCTGGTGGATTTGCTTCCAGAGTTCACCCGTATCGGTGTTGTCCGTACCGATGAAAACGAAACCGCCATCGGCAATCGCTCCATCCACGCCGGTTTCGCCACGCGCCACGATGGAGACATTGCTTTCGAGCAGCATCTGCCCTTCTGACGAGCCGTCGAACAGAGAAAATGGGATGTTGCGGGAAAGCCCGGCCAGACCCTGAATAGGCTGGTTTGCAATCGGGTCGAATGGCCGGCCCCTGTGGGCATTGTCGACAGCCGCGAAAAGACCGGCAACGCGCGGCCCCATCGGGCGGGTTACCAGTTCAGTGCCTTCAAACACACGGGCGGCAACGCCGATTGGCATAAGGCGCTGAGAATTCATCGTCTCGCGCGCCGAGATCGCCGCTTCCTTGCTGGTGTCGTCAACATCGACAGGTGCAATAGCCAGCAGCCGTTCACAAGCTGCGGGCAAGGCGGCAACGACAGGGTTCACCGTGCTATCGTCCGGACGCCACGCAGTGCGGCCAGCCCAGACAATGCGCGGGGTTGCGTTCACCGCCGATGGAATATGTCCGACATTGCCGAGAGCTTCGGCAATCGCTGCGGCCGTCACCGCCGGAGTGGCGCCCTCAGTCACGCGGACCACGGTTACGTCGGCACCTGAGTTCAAGCGTGCAACCTGCGCATTGATGGCCTTGACCGCGTCGGCAAGATAACCCGTGCCGAGATCCGCAACCGCAGCGGGATCGCTTGTCGAGATGCGGACCGGGTCGCCGATAGGATACGATGATGCCGAAGCACCTTCGGATGTTTCGATGAGTAGAATTTTCGAGAAGTCCGCGCCGATTACCGGCAACGGCTCATCATTTGGACGCGTGAAAGTCATGCCGAAAGTCGGTGCCGACATCGGTTGTCTCCTGTCTTTGTCGCCCGCTCTTCGGGCAGACTGTTGGAAAAGAAAAAGCCCGGCGCGACGGCCGGGCTTTTGGGGCATAAAAAAAAAACCTCTAGGGCGGTTCTCGAAAACAGAAGCCGCCCGAAGGCGGCTGTTTTTCTACGTGCGGATCAAACCAAGAGCGTATCCCGTCAAAACAAGAGCGGAGGCCAGAACCCCACGCCCTTCCAGACGCAATCTCTCGCGAACATAGACTAGATTACGACGCTTCTTTTTTCCTTTTGCCGTCCAGACTGTCGCGCCGGGCTTGAAAGTCCAGTCGAGCCAACCTGTTTCGGCTATGTCAAAAATCCGTACATCGTCATTAGCCAAGAATGTGTGATAGAGCGCATGCTGATCGATGTAGTATAGCCGTAAATGGTTATCCAAATAGCTCACTACATCATCGAAAAAACTGGCTCCCTTCGGGTCGGCATAAACCATCGCGCCGAGAACCTGCATTCCTTCGCGCTCAAAAGCAGTTCTCCCGTTCTGATTGCCAAGGCGAAGGTACAAACCGACGTCCCCGTCAATGCGGGGCGGTATTGGCTTCATTACTAGGCTGTCAATGTCGAGAACGACCATTGGACGACGATACGACCGAAGCAACGAAGGTAGGTAGAAAAACCTAAGCGACTGATAGAACACTATCGCCTCGCGTCCTCCGATATCTGCCATGGCGCGAGGATCGGCGACAACTTCGACGCGCATTCGCTTTCGTTCTGGCGCGGCAAAGCCATTTAGGAAGGGAGCGACAAGCTCCACTTCCAGTTCTCGGGCACGTTGTGGAAGACCCGGGCCGGGTTTCGGCGAAATAACAATATGGACGTCGTGTCCAGCAGCTAGGGCCGATTTGGCAAACCCGACAGCATGTTTACGAAAGTAGCGCTCGTCTGACGCCGCCATAACAATAGGCAACGCTGTTGCGAAGTTTGACCCGTCCATGAAAGCCCCCAATAAGCAAAGCTTAAATAACTGCGGCCACGTCACATTTCAATCGAAAATAGAACGCATTCGGCTACAGCTTGGAAGCTTCCAGCCAAAAACTATCCCGCTGTTCCTCGGTCCACTGCATTGCCAGACGGACCGTTTCCGCGAGGGCATGCAAACGGTTGAAGGTATCCGCGCCTATAACAAGCATTTCGGCGGCAAACCGGTCTTGTTCGGTTGGCAACGCGTCTATGATCGCTTGCAACGCCTGCGGGACCGTCCCCGATTTCATGGCCGCGAGGGCTTCTGCGTTCGATATAATTCCAGCGACTGCTAGTTGCTGGAAAAATTGACGTCGGCTTATTTCGTCCGGCACGATATCCGAGGCCCCCGGTATGATTTCGGAGCCGGTCCAAATTGCCCCATAAACTGTTCCGCCGGGGCCAAACGTGAAACCGAAGTCGGTATCAATACCCACAAGCGTATAACCGGCAATTTGCGATTGCTGGAAATCGTCAGTCATCGAAACTACACGGCTATCATCATCGACAGCGATGTAATATGGATGGGGAAACAGTTTGACCAAGTCAAACCAATCGACGCCATCTTTGTTGCGAAATATCCGGACAGGGTATTCTTGTTCAGGTCCGAAGATTGGTTCGCCGTCGTCATTTACGCCGATTTGAATAGGTGGAATTTTGACCCGTTCTGGCGTTTCTATCATCTTCCCGAAGATTTTCATTACCAGCCTCCTAGTGCTCGCCATCCCGCATTAGGAATGTAGATTTGCGGCTGTCTGGCACCGAAATAATACTGATCGCCGCCTTTACGGTACGCGTAGGTGAAGACGTAACCGCTTGGTGCATGCCAGCCTGTGTCCCTCTCCATTGCATGTTCCACATAACCGGCGAAACGAGTATCTGTGACCCGCCAGTTGTCTTGATCCGCAATTGTTCCTTGCGACCAGCCGCCCACAGTATTTGCGTTGCCTGCACTTGCAGCGTAGCCAGCGTTGCCGGTGATATGCATCCAATAGGTTTGGCCATCGGCATAAGCAGCCGGAGAACCGCCACGATACACAGCGCCCGGCATTCGGAGGGTGCCATCAGCCCGAAACTCAAATGCGGCGTGTTCGTTGCCGGATGAATTTAGGTGATGGATTGCAAATCCTGCCGCCGCGCCATTGGAGTAGTTAAGAACACCTGCCGACCAGATACCGCCCCATCCGGGATTTCCGTATTTCTCGGCGATTACAGGCGCATATGATGAACCGGAGAGTGTGGCCGAAGAATAGAACGGTGCGCCTCGTGTCCACATTTGCGCGTATCCTCCGCCTTCGGCATTCGCCAAAAACGAAGAACGACTGCCGGAAACTGTAACGCCGCCAAGCGGCCCGGACAACGTGCCACCCACAAGAGGCAGATAGTCCATTGTTGGTAGCTGCGTTACTGGCACCTTGCCGGAACCGTCGAGGCTGGCGACCCCGTTCGCTTTCCCCTTATCGACAGTCCCGAGAGCATCAAGGTTCCCTCGACCCTGCGCCTTTTGCGCGAGCGAAAAGCTTTGTGCAGCATCGACCCGAACTCGCACTCCCAACGCGTTACTAACGGTGGTAGCGAATTGTGGGTCGTTTCCAAGGGCGTCCGCAAGCTCCTTCAACGTGTCAAGGGCAGCGCCAGAACCGTTTACCACCCCGTCGATTGCGGCCTTAATCGCGGCGGCAATTTCTGCGGCCGTCATGCCGTCAGTAATGCCGTAACCTTCAAGCGTCGTCGGCTTGTCCAGCAAATCAGCAAATGAATGCCTATGTGTGGAAAGCGCCGTCTCCGACGCCTTCAGCTTTGCATCAATCGCGATGATGCTATCCGCGACCTTCTGCATTTCGGCGATCTGGATGCCTGGAATAGCCCCTTAATTGCCCGGACAGTTTCTGCCACTTAAATAAGTGATAGGACTACTGTTCACATTATGACTGGTAATAGCATTAAGATGGAAATTCTTTCCGGCCCTGAGCGGCGTCGACGCTGGAGTACCGCGGAGAAACTTGCGATTGTCCACGAAACCTACGAGGCGGACGCAACGGTCAGTCTGGTCGCCCGTCGTCATGGCATTGCGCCTAACCAGCTGTTCGCGTGGCGCAAGCTTGCGTCACAGGGTGCATTGGTCGCAACGGCAGCCGAAGAGGAGGTTGTCCCTGCCTCGGAATACCGGGCGCTTCAGGCTCAGGTGAAGGAATTACAGCGCCTGCTGGGCAAGAAGACGATGGAAGGGGAAATTCTCAAGGAGGCCCTCGAAATCGCCAGCGGCCCAAAAAAACGCATGCTGCACTCAATCTCGCTGCCGAAGGACGTTTTGCGATGAAAGCGGTATGCGAGACGCTAGGTGTTGCCCGGTCGAATATCGCGGCGCGAGCCACAGGCACCCTTTCCAGAGCCCGAGGGAGACCTCCGCTTCCCGACGCTGATCTGGTTGCTCAGATCAAGGCGATCATTGAAGAAATGTCGACCTATGGCTATCGGCGCGTTCATGCCGTTCTGCGGCGCAAGGCCCGTGAACAGGGGCGTTCATGGCCGAACGCCAAACGTGTTTACCGCGTGATGAAGCAGCATGATCTGCTCCTTCAGCGCCATACCGGAGCTGCCGGTGAACGCAGACACGACGGGCAAGTCACCGTCGAGCGCTCCAATACCAGATGGTGCTCCGATGGCTTCGAGATCACGTGCGACAACAAGGAAAAGGTCCGCGTTGCATTTGCGCTCGACTGCTGTGATCGGGAAGCAATCGCTCATGTGGCCACGACAGAAGGCATCAAGAGCGAAGATGTGCAGGATCTTGTCATCACGGCGGTAGAAAACCGCTTCGGGCGCATCAATACGCTGGCAGAGCCCATCCAGTGGCTTACCGACAATGGTTCATGCTTCATTGCGAAAAGCACCGCGTCCTTGCTCCGGGATATCGGTATGGAACAGTGCAGAACACCAGTGCGCAGCCCGCAGTCAAATGGAATGGCTGAGGCTTTCGTCAAAACATTCAAGCGCGATTATGTCCGGATAAATCCGACGCCGGACGCCGAAACTGTCATGGCTCAACTGCCATCATGGTTCGAGCACTACAACAATCTTCACCCGCACAAGGCTTTAGGATATCAATCTCCACGAGAGTTCCTGAGCCGAAATGCTCAATCCTGAAAATGTCCGGTTTTTATGGGGCAACTCCAATGCCAACAGGGTTCGGCAAAGCGAACTGGTAGTTCGAGGTCTTATCCTGTGCCATCTATCACACCTTTGAAAGCAGCATACGAAGGTTGGAGATTTCGGGCCGGGCCGCAGGCGTCCCGGTCAGAACTATGCGCGTGCGCGCATCAAGGTTGGCCGCTGGATAGTCAGAACGGGTGAAGGACTGCTCGACAAGGCCGTCACCGAGCGGAGTTGCGCCCGACACGCTGACGGTCTCGTAATTGCCCGGAATGCCGATTTGCACCTGTGCCGATGAATTGGCCGGCAGCTTTGCATCGAACGTGACAAGCACCCGGTTGGCGTCCGTGGCATCCACGGCACGGGTGACGTAATCCGCTGTCGTCTGCAATTCGCCGTCAATGATCTGCACGTTCGGAAACACGAACGGCGTCACCCGTTCGGTTCCACGCAGCACCGCCGCAACCTGTATGGTTTCGTTCTGAATATACTGGTCGAAGCTGATGATCTGCCGGGGCGCGGCGTTGATGACCTCGCCATTGGGCCGGGTCAGCCGAATGACAACATCAACGGATGTATCAGGATATTCAACGCCAGCCCGGATAACCACATCTGACATCCGTGCCGGGGTGAATGCGCCAATAGGCACGATTTTTTCCTTTGGCTCAAACTGACAGCCGATCAGTTCAAACCAGAGGTCGGCCTCATTGTGCACGGTCCAGGTCGAGGCGTTCGAAGATGACAGCAGCACACCAACGGTAAAGGGTTGGCCCGTAATGATGGCGTTCGTGTCGAGGTCAATCTTGCCGATTGCGGCCACGAAAAGCTCGTGCTCTCCATCGTCGGTCAGAACGACAAACGCGAATTCGCGGCCACCGGGAATGAATACCGGATACTTGAAATGCGCCGTGAATATCTCGCCTTCGCGCAGAGCCGTGCCCGGCACGAACGCTTCCGCGATCACTTCCGAAGTCGGCAAGCCCACCTCCACCGTCCTGATCTGCACCAGAATGGAGTTTGAGGCCGAGCCGACCTTTGCGCACATCAGCCGAATGCCAGCCAGGCACCACGACTGCGCGAGCGTGAATGTTTGTGCCAGCGGATCATGTCCTTCGCCGCGCCCGCCACCGTCACCGCCACGACTGATCGGGGTCGAGCTATTGGCGTTGGTGACGTTGGTTACATTCGTGACGTTGTTGATCACCGTATTGTTGATGATCGGCTGCGGCATGCTTTCGGTGGAAGTTTCCAGCGAACTCGTCAGCCGATATTCCTCAACCGTAATCTCGCCACGCCCGATATAGGTGCATCCCGCATCCGTCCCGACGCTGCCTTCAAAGAAGACAGATTTCGATCCTGCCGGAACATTGGCAGGAATGGTGAATTCGCCGGTCATCACCCCATCCGCGTTAGCCGGGCCGGAAACAGTGAAGGCGACCTCGATATCGTCAAACCAGACCTTGGACAGAGCTTCGTTCTCAATGAAGCCTTCCAGGCGGAACTTGACATTGCGCGGGCGGATGAACTCGGCAGATATGATCGTCTCGCGGACTTTTTCCACCTGCTGTTCAAGCGAAATCCCCGTGATGTATTCCCCGTCCGACGCTTCAAAGGCTTGCGTTTCCGGTGACGTCCACGTTGTGCGTTTTTCCGTCCAGAAGTCGGTTGACGGCTCAACGCTGGCGCGCCCCGGCATCGGCGTGAAGGTCTGGTACGGGTTGATCTTCATCGACCCACTGCGGCGATTCTGGCGGATAACAACCACTTCGCTGTAATCCAGATGCTGGATTTCCATGAAGGCCGGGAACTCATGCAGCGTCGGCTTGATAGGCAGGCGAAGCTTGCCGCCAACGATAGCCGCCGTCTGCGCAATGCCCTGATCGCGCAAGTCATCGTCAATGAATGGATCGACAAACAACCCGCGCTTGGCAGCGACCTCGCGCGAAGAAATATCATTCTTCAGCCGCTCCTGCGCCACCAGATCGTAGACGTCGATCAACATCTTCTCCAGACGCGTGATGCGATCATAGGTGAAGTTGCGCACTTGGGTAATCTCGACGCGGGGCGCACGCCCCCAGTCATTATATATGCGCGCCAGCTCCAGCCGGTCGGAGGGCACTTCTGGCGGGCGGGGACGCGAAACCGCCGAGACGCCAGTGAGGTAAACCATGCCGCCTGAAGGATCGACCGCGATCACATCGATGCGCGGCAGCTTGTATCGATAGTCGAACAGGACATTCGTGCCATTGGCGGCACCCGTGACTGTAATGGTATCGCGCCCCACCTGATCGGGCTGGATATTCTCGTTGTAACGGTACTTGACCGTATAGGAACTGCCAGGTGACGGTTCCTTGCCAGAAGGCGACCAGTCAATCTGCCCCTGCGAAAGCAGCCAGTCGGCAGGCGTCGTGTAGACGGTAGTGCCTGCCTTGATTTCGAGAATGGCCGTTACTGACGAATGCGGTAGCGGATCGGTCACACCGGCATAAGGGCCATGAACAATCGTATCCGTCGTTTCCTTTTCGACGGTGACACGACGCACCTCGGCTATCGGCGATTTGGAAACGGTGAATGTTTGCGTGCCGCCTGTCTCGGCGGTGAAAGGATGCGGCTCGGCATCGACGTCGCGCAGATCGGGTGTTTCTTCCACTTCGAAGCGGAATGACTGTCGGCGCACGACGCGCCGACCGTTCACATAGGCGGTGCCTTCCGAAACAGAAAATGCCTGCTTGCCTTCGCCGTTCGGACCAAGTTCCGTGACCAGAAACCCGTTATTGACGAAAGAGCCGTTGCTTTCGCGCGTGACGGTTTCCATCGCCTTGTAGATTTCAGAATAATCGACGTTTGTCGAAGTCGTCAGGATGACGCCGTCACGCACCTGGAACACGGAAAGCACCGGCTCCGGATCGCCATCGAGCGAATGCCCCCACCTCACTGTGATTTCGATGCGCGCCGGGCCGTCTTCGGCATAGGCTTCCGTGCCGTCGATATCGCCCTTGAGAGTGGCGTCCTCGATATCCGTCACCAACCGGTCGGAATGGCGAACGCCGATGATGATATCGCCTTTGTTCGGCAGAATGAAATCAGCCGCGGCAACATCGTGCACAATCCCGCCGAGATAGATGGCGCAGGCCGGTATCTGCACACGGATATGATCCTCATCGGGGCCTGCATCGCCTGCGGGAACCGTGACGATAGGATCGGTGCCGTCAACGATACGACCGTCCTGAAGGATATATTCGGCCACGCGGCGGGTATGGTCGAGGGAAATATCCTGAATTTCGTTCAGGTCTTTGGACTGAAGATAAAGTGTGCGGTCGGGGAAAGCGATCGCATGACGCTTCTGGGAGCGGTCATAACGGCTTCCATAGCCATCACGCTTGATGATGCTGTTCATCACGCCTCACAATTCGAGATAGGGATTGATTGCCTGACTGATCGTGCCGTCGCGCACGATGGGCGGAAAACGATGCAACTGGAGCAGGGTGCCAAGGCTAGTCACATCGGCAAGCGGAATGAACATCTGCCCTGCTGGCACGCTTTCGCTGATTTTGGTGTCGAGGTAGACGCCCGTTTCACGCACGGAATCGCCGGTCGCGTCACCAATGTCGAGCTTGGCTTCTAGCCTGATGGTATTCGTTTCGGTGGACGAAACCGACCACGCGGAGCCATCGCTGAGGATGATATCGCCGTTCGGGTCCGCCTTCATGTACGACCGCGCGCGAACCCTTGTCACGCCAATACAGTTTGTGAGAGCGCTTTCCTGAGAAAGCGCCGCCAGTTGCTGCGCTTCTTCTTCGGGTGTGGGTTCCGGCAAACTATCCCACGCTGCATCGCCAGAGCCAACCGCAACGAAGAGCGGAGCTTGCATGAGATACCGCGCAAAGGCGATGCTGGAGCCTGCGACGAAAACAGATAAAGCCATTATGAAAACCCTATATGTGCTCTGGAAGCTGGCTTCCCGAAGCGGTCATGGACGAAAGGTGCATTCTGGAACGTCTGGATTGCCGGGTCCGAATACCGTGCGAGCACGCCAGCCGAGGCCACGAAGATCGATAGGCGCTGGCGCAATGGCAGCTGGTATGTAGCGCGGACAAACGATGTAACGACCGTAATCGTTCGAACGCGAACGAAAGGCGCTGGCCAGAATTTTGTGCGTACATTCTGGTTGACGCGCAGCGACAACACCGGCTCACCCGGCGAGCGACGGACGCCGGACCAGTTATTGAGGAAGGCATCACCATTGAGCCGGTGCTTGTTCAACTGGAAAGCCCGCACATCCCAACCCGCAGTGACGCGCGCGAACTCGGAACGTAGGGGCTTTGAAGCCTTGACAAGCTGTGTCATCGGCCTGACGAAATCGGTGTTTCGCACTTCAAATGGCAAGTGAACCTGAAACCACCACCATTTGCGCTTCTTGGCCGGGAACTCCTCGATGTCACCATCATGATTGATCCACCGCAGCGCCTTATGCACGGCGGCAGGCGTACCGATGAGGCGTTGCCAGCTGACCCCTTCACGCAGAACAGCACGAAGGTCGGGCAGATAATCCGCAATTTCATTCAGCCCATACTCAGCGACCAGATAGGGCACGATCTGGTCAGGCGGATTGAACTTGAAACCCCGCAGCGATTCCACGCCCGGCATCAATGACGGGAGCTTGTCGAGGGATTCCGACAGGACGCGCTCCAACGGCGTGGGCGCTGCATCGTCGCCGAGGAGGTGCTGCCGTTCCATTAAAAGTCGCGTCCCATATAGTTGAGCTTGATTGAACCGGGCGTCAGGGCGACCCCTTCTGATGCGATGACTGACGCCGAAGGGCTGCGAAGGCGGACTCGCTTCACGCCAGCGACATGCAGGCGCGCCTCGATCCAAGACGGCTCCAGATCGAACCCTATCGCGGCTTCGGCTTGCCAAGCCTGTCTCAAAATTTCCGGCAGAACATCCATCAAACCAAAAGCCGCATCCGGCAGTAGCCAGATATCGGCTTCAATATCCGTGCCGGATGCGACCGCAGGTTCGATGACAATCGTGTCATTGAGGAGTCGGACCCGGTCACTCATGATTTCGGCAGTTACCGCGTCCAGCATGCGCTGATCCGGGATGCCGCCGTTCTCGCTCGATAACACCGCGATATGGATGATCGGCCAGAACTTTTCCCGATAAGGCTTGACGCTTCGAATGCGCACATCCGCGCGTTTTGCTGCTGCGGCATACCACCATTCCGAACCGCCCGGCGAGCGCGCCTTAATTGACAGCACGGTACGGTCGCGCAGCGCATCGTCGGTCTCGCCGACCAGTCTCTCTACATCATAGAAAAATGCGAGATGATCGAGGTCGCCGCCGAGTGCGAAAGCCAGAAGGTTCGCCATGGCGGCGTCATTGATAGCGGCGCGCAGCGTCACTTCCCGCATACTGTCGCCAAGGTGCACGACTTTCAGGATATCGGTTTCAAGGTGGCCCACATCATAATCAATGCCAGCCGCCAACAAGCGCTGACGGAGATCAGCCATCCGATCAGCGAGGATGGCTTCAAAATAGAAAGTCTTGATCACCTCTGGCGGTGGCAAGGTGGAAAAATCGAAAGTGCTCATAACGGTTTCACCACGACAGTGCCGGAGGAAATGCCAAGCCCGAAGGTGAGGACGCGCTCGACGGTCATATCGCCCAGGTGACCACGGGGACGGTAGTCCACCAAAATCTGGAAACCTGCATGCCCAAAACGAATCTGGTCAACGGTGCCGGTCACGATGATGCGACGGACCAGAAAGCGCGGCTCCCAAAGGTCGATCGCCGTGGCAATAAGCGATTGGAAGGCAGCAAACAGGTGCGGGGTCATCTTGCGGCCCAGCAATTCGACAATGCCGGCCCCGAACTCGCGGCGCCCGACAAGCGAACCGATGCGGCGCATCAGGATCACTTCCACAGACTGGTAGGCCGATTCCAGATTGGAGATTGGCAGGCCAGTGAAGCGGCTAATTCCCACCATCGTTTTCGGCCTCGCCGCGTTCTGTCGACCTGGGCTTGGGGGCAACCGGCTCGATCCGCCCATGGTCGAGATCAAACCGGGCTTCCGACGCCGTGAGGGACACCTTGCAGGAACTTGGCACACGTGCGCCATTCACCCAGCCCACGCCGGGCCGGACGCGATAGGTATTCTTGCTCATGATGGGTTCTTTCAGTTCGCAGGTTCGTCCGTTGTCGCGCCGCCACGATCGACGCCGCCATGAATGTGCGTGTCGCCGATATTGGCTTCATTGTGCTTGACGTGGCCGTCCTTGAAGTCGACGTTGCCTTTGACGACAAGATTGCCGTCGATTGTTACAGTTCCGTCCTTGACGGTCACCGTGACGCCGAATGCCTTCAGCACGCTGGCGAGCAGATCAGCACTCGGCGGCTGGTTGACGTCGGAAAAGCCGCCGCGCAGCAAAATACCTTGCCGTGCATCGCCGGTCGGATTGATCATCCCGACAATCTGGCCCTTCGATAGCGGCGCCCATGTACTGGTTGCGCCGCCCGATTCTGGATGCGGGTACCATGGCGACAGAAACGGCTCGCCATTTTCGTCCTCTCCAAGTTTGATCCGGTAGCCCTTCTTCGCATCGACCTGTTCGATGGGGCCGACTTTCAGGGATTTACCGAAGGCTGTCTTCAGCATCTCTATGTCGATCTTCATTGCGAGCAGGTCGCGATACATCATGGCACCTCAGCTGTTGGCGACAGGCCATCAATTTCGATTGTGCTGCCGGTCCATTCCGGTGTTACCCGATCCACGTCCGACGCATGCGGACCAAGGCCCAGCGCAAGCAGTTCCTGCGCGGTCATCCCGTGCACCTGCTGCAGTCGTTCCCAAGGCTCGCGGTTTCCGGTGATGATGGCCTCCATGAAGGTGGCCTTCTTTTGCAAGCTCGCATCCTCGCTTGCCAGCGCAAGGGCAATAAAGCGCGCGAATGGCGCTTCGGGATCAAGCGGACATTTGGGTTCCGGGTCATCGATCAGGTCGACGATGATTTTCGTTTGATGGGCTGCAAGGCGAACTCCATCGGCAATATTGCCGACGCGGGTTCGCTCTGTCGAAACGGTGCGGTAAATGAAGCTAAGGAATAACTGCCCCCAGGCATTGTCCGGATCAGTCAGCGCCTGCACGATCTCCCGCGAAATCAGGTCGAGCGTGAATTCAAAATTCCCGTCGGTTCCGGGAATGCCAATTTCAGGAAGTCTGTTCTCACCGGTTTCCGGATCGGTAACGCCCATACTGGCCGTTACCCCTGTTTCGAATATGATTTCCGTTCGCCCGTTCAACAGCAGGGAGCGCAATTCATTGTCGCCCACCTGCGCTTTCCCGGCATCGGTATAGATCGCGATGAAATACTGATCGGATTCTATGGTAACAGTGCCGCCACTATCGCTGTCGATAATGCCGATTTCGCTGTCCAACACATTCTTCAAGGCGCGGGTGCGGCCCTTGAGCGCCTCGACCGCAGTAGTGCGCAGTGCGATGCGGGCAAGACTCATGATCAGGCATCCTTTGGTTTCAACGATGCGGATTCGCCCAAAATTGCATAGAGGCGCCGGTGTGAGCGGGCATCCACGAATTGCACCTCGAACATCGGCTGGCCCTTGCGGGAAAGCGCGCAGACGCGGAAGCCTTTGGCGAGTTCAAGTTCCGGATACGCGGCGCGGTCAATAGCCAGTGTCGCCTTGCCGGCGGCAAGCTTGATATTCCAGTCGGCATTGTTGCCGCCATCGGGCTGGAACGCATCACGGCCCGCCGTTCGCAGGACGGCATTAATGTCGGCTGGTTGGTGCCCCAAAATCGTCTGTCCCTTTTCGAGGAAGAAGATGCGCAGCGGTTCGGCGAACTCCGCGTCTACTTCCTCGTAAAGGGCGTCCCGGTGTTCTTCGAAGGGAGACGGGCTCATTTCGATTTGCCGCTGTCGCCGTCCATTTTCAGGGATTCTTGCGTCTGGGCGGGGGGCTTCGTGGCTTCGGCCAGTTGCTCGGTCAGCATGGCGACGTTACTGCGTTCCGCTTCCAGTTCCTTGCCGAGCCTGTCGCGTTCATCCGCAAGGGCCTTGTCTGCATCCGTCAAATCGGCTTGCAGGGAGCCGATCTCGCCGGAAAGCTTAACCTTGTCCGATTCCAGTGCGGAAATCTTTTTGTCGGCCTCATCCAGATCGGCAATTAGCTTTTCGTTCTCGGAGGTGAGCCGGGCGATTTGCTCATTGAGCGCTTCCAACGTTTCCGCATCCGCCCGCGCGGTTTCGGCATCCCTTGCCGCCGATGCGGCGTCGGCCTTCTTCCGCGTCTCTGCCTCGACAAAATCATAGGCGATGCGGTCGGAAATCAGATGCTCGCCGTAAAATTTCGGCACTTCGATCGGCTCATGAGGGAGAACGGAAACGTTTGCAGGCTTTTCCAGAACCCCGGCAGGTATAATGCCGCCGTGCGGAAATGCGACGACGATAGTGGATTTCTTCGACATGGGTGAACCTCATGCATGAACACTGCGGCCCGCTTCAACGGACGCGGGCCTGTGCTCCTAATGCTGGTTAGAGGGTGATCCTGCGCAGGGCGCCGGGCTTGGTGCAAAGCGAAATTGGATTCGACTGCACTTCGATATCGATACCTTTGCCGTTGAGCATCGGAATCTGTTTCATGTAGCGCGGCAGACCCTTGGTATTGACGGTCTCCATGTAATCAGCCGGAGCAAAGCGGGTGATAAAGAGGCCCGGCGCGCCCATCGGCGTGACGCGGCCCTCGTTATGGTCGATATATGCTGCGCCCAGATTGGCCGTGGCGCGCGAGCCGGTCTTGTATCGTTCGAAGACAAATTTGCCGACCGTGAACTTGTCGGGGATTGCCTCGCGAAGCTGAGCCGCACCATTGGTGGCGAGGAAGGTTTCGCGGATGCGCTTATGTCCCCAAAGCTTGAGGTGAAGATTGCGCCCGGTCCAGACATGGAAATGGTCATAGAAGCCGTCGAGATCATCTTCGATGGACCATGCAACATCCTTTTCCAGAATTTCGTCGACCTTGGCCGCATCGTTCCCCAGGTCAAGCGATACGGGAGCCGGAACGGCAATTCCGAAGCGGTTGTACAGATCGTGCAGAACGCGTCCCGATTTCGAAGTTACGATACCCTTGATCGCGCCGACCCGCTGATGTTCGAGCGTCATGTCAAGGTCGAGCAAATGTCGGTCGGCTTTGCCCATGACGCGATCGGTGACCTGTTCGACTTCGTTTTCAGTGCCGAAAGCGCGAATATTCTGAACTTCGTCCGCTTTAACAGAGTCGTTTCGCTCGTAGTGGTCCACATTGAATGGGATCAGATTGCGGCTCTCGCCGGTAGCAGTTTCACCGGGGCCGCCGCGTTCGGTCGGTTCGACGAGGCTGAGGGTGCCGTCACGCTCCTCGACAGATACAATCGTGGTGGTGACGCCATCTTCCTCGAACATACCGGAAGCGCCGATCTGGCCGGGGCGGTAGGGCTGATTGTTGACGGCTGCAGTCAGCGTCTGCACCGAAAACGCGTCGTCGTTGAAAATATCAAGTCCTGGCATGTGGGGTTCTCCTTAGCGGGCCTTGATATGAACGGCGCGCAACTGTTCGAGTTTTGCCGCCTGCTTGGCAGCGTCATTGACGGAAGCGTCGAACACCAGCAGCGAAGTTTTTACTTCGGCATGAACATTGATGATGACGGCTTCTTCATCGTGGTCTGTGGCATCGACGGGATAGCAAAGGATCGCCTTTGCAGTTTCCGCGCCTTCCTTCCCGGCGACTTCGGCGGCAGGGGAGGGAATGAAGTTGCCCTTGGTCGCAGTCAGTTCACCGAGAACGGTGCCGGGCTTGAGCTTGCCGGTGCCAGCGGGGATTTTCGCAACATCGCGCGAGATATGACCGTCGCCTTCATGCAGGATGAATTCGAGCGGGCGCGGACCCATAACCTTGTTTTCCATGGGTGGTTTCTCCTACTTGGCCGCTTGACGCCGCGAGGCGTAAATCTCGCCGGTGTTGATCTTTGCGGTTGGTGTTCCGGGCTTGCGCGGTGGCTGGGGTTGCGATTGACCCGAAGCGAGCATCCGTCGCTGTTCATAATCCTGAGCCGGATCCGGTTCGGTCTGGCCTGCGGCCTCTGCCTTCGGCGCCACGGTCAACGCCTTGATGGCATCTTCTGCCGACATCGTGGTGTCGTAGGCAAAATGGCTGGCCAGTTGTTCGCGCCCCGACGCTTCGGGGCTGGTCATGATGGCCTTGATCCGCTCCTTGGTCGCCTTTTCCGCACTGGCGGTTGCGGCTGCGATATCGACGGGAGGCTGTCCCGCCGGCTTTTTGTCAGTCATGTCGTCATCCTCTTGACTGGTTGGTGCGGCGGCGGGTGCGGCCGCGGTCATCTCACGGTCGATGGACCATGAATTCATCTGCGCCAGGCGCTTGAGCCTGTCGGGCGCGTTGGCGTAAACCCGGTAATCGAAGGCTGAAAATGCAACGGCCTTGGCTTGTTCAGTTCCCGTGGCAAAACCTCGCTTGACCGCTTCATCGCCGGTCAGCCAGATTTCTTCGCGCATGTCGGCACGGATGGTTTCGGCATCTTCGCCCGTATGGTCGGCGTAAATATCGGCCATCAAATCGCCGAGCTTATCGAGCCGGGCGCGGGCCGCTTCATGCTCGTCCGCATTGCCATAGGTCACGGAAGCCGGATCGTGGATCATCATGAGCGAACCGGTACGCATGATGCGCTCATCCCCGGCCATAGCGATGACCGAAGCGGCGGATGCGGCCAGCGCGTCGATGTAGACGGTGACCTTGCCCTTATGGGCCTTCAGCGCGTTGTAAATGGCCACGCCGTCGTCGACGTAACCACCCGATGAGTTGATGCGCACGGGAATATCGGTGGTGTGGCCGACCTCGGCGAGGGCGTCGAGCACATCCCGTGCCGTGAAGCCTTCATCCCAAAAGTTATCGCCGACGAACCCATAAAGTATGAGTTCGCCGTTCTGGAGAACGGGCATGTTGGAATCTCCTGTTTGGTCAGCAGAAGCGCATGCGCTTCGCGTACCGGCGGCGAGGACCGCCGCTGATGTTCTGACATTCTGCCGTCAGGCGCTCGATTTCCTGATCGAGCGCCGCGATATTGGTCTTGCCATACCGCACTTCATCATCACCGAAGCGCACAACTTCGGTCTGCCCGCCGGCGGCAATCTGGATGCGGAGACCGCGAAGCTTCTTGGCCGCTGCACACGGGTCATCAAGATCGATTTCCGTTTTTCTGATGCGGATCGTGTTCATGCCGCCGCCTTCTTCTTGGTTGTTTCATCCGGCGGCTCATCTACCGGAAGCGGAGGTTGGTTCGGGCGCTCGTAGGGCGAACGCATACCGGCCGCGACATAACGCTGATGCTCGCGTAGCTGCTGATTGAACAGTTCATCGGTATCGATGCCCTTCAGCCCGCCTTCTATCGCAATGCTTGATGTGCCGTTCGCCAGCCGCTCAGAAACGGCCCGCTCACTTTTGTAATCGTCTGCAGTCGGCGCCGCCGGCCCTTGCCACTGTGCCCATGTGAACTTTTCCCGGTTGGCAGCGAAAACCTCGTAAGAGACTTTGAGCTTGATCCGCCCTTCACCGACCATCTCATCAAACCAGCTTTCGTAAACTGCCTGCAACATCGGGGCAGCAAGACGCTCGCGGCGACGCACGGCAATCGGCCATATAGTGGCGTTTTCCATGCGAACGGACGAATAGGTTGCGTCCGAATGGTCCATGGCGTAGCTGCTGTACGTAATACCGATGGCGCGGGCGGTTTCGCGGTCAAGGCTGCTTGCGAAAGGCAGATATTCCTTGCCTGGCGTAGCAGATGTCCGGAACTGCAGATCTTCTCCCGGCCCCAGCTGCGCGACAGTGGGTGTGCCGTTGATGCCAATCGTGCTTTCCCGCGCCTTGTCCATCTTGGCTTGCAAAAAGCCTACGAACTCGTCCCGAAGTTCTCCATCCTCCAGCGCTTCCAGAGCCTCGAATGCGTCCTTCGACGGATTCTCGCTTGTCAGCACAGCCGCAAAGATTGTTTGCAGGATGGCGGTTTGCAGAGTCGCTTCGTCCAGAACCTCTTTCTGGGCGTGCTTTCGGATCGCAGACGAAAGAACGGAAATGCCGCGAACGTCTGTTGCGTCGGTTGGGTCGAACAGATGCAGGACGATCGGTCGCCCTTCCGCGTCAAAAGCTGGATAGCGAACTTTCTGGGTAACGCCGTTGACCTTTTCCTCAAACAGATAACCGATCGGACTTCCGTCCTCGTCATGGTAGACGCCCTGAAACAGGTTTTCGAACTCATTGGTGTCCTGCACCAGCTTGCTCGGCGGGGTCATGCAGACCTTCAGTCCGGTCCTGATCCCCTTCGCCCGGCGCTTGGCGCGAGGCATGTAATCCAGAATGCCGGTGATTTCGCCGTAGGCCATGTACCAACGCAGACCGATATCGACCAGCTGCGGCAGAGTGAACTTGCCCCGCATGTCGCATTCGCGTGGATTCCAAGCATAACGCTTCCATTCCCGCTTTATCTGCGCGACGAGGGCGGCAACTTCATCCGGCGAATAGCCGAGTTCGGCGAGTTCCGGCTGCGGCTGCAAGACAAGTTCGACGCCGACAGTATCGACGAGAACCTGATCACATGCCCCTTTGAGCTTGCCGGAATTCTGGATGAAATCCAGTGCATAGGCGGCGGCACGCCGCCAGCTTCGCCGGATTTCCTCGCGGTTGTCGACAATGGAAACCTGTTGTGCGGCCAGAACACCGCTCTTGGAATCACGCAACATGCGTGCGGTTGGTCGCGTCGAAACGCCCGACAGCACTGTGCCGGAGCGCAGCGCACGGCCTACCCCTTTAATGCGGTCGAGCAACTTCATCGATTTTTCCATGCATTGCGCCGCGCTTCGGTATCGCGTGGCTTTTTCGGTTTCTCAGGCTTGTCGAAGACAGATTGCTCGGCATGGCCGAACAAATCATTCTCGGCTGGCACGCCATGAACCTTGACCAGCAGGTCGGCCCACCGCTCGGCGGTCAGGCGGAGTTTGCGTTCAAGGTGCCAGCCGAGTGCGAAGGCGTAAACGGTGGCGTCAAACCAGTCGTTTTTGCGCCCTGCGATCTTTTTCCAGATGCGGCCCGCCTTTGACGGGATAAGCTTTCGCTTGCCCCGTGACGGCTTGGCCAGAGCTTCTTCATCCGGATCAACGAGACTTTCGGCGGTCAACTCCTTGGCGAAGTCTTCGTCGCAAATGTCGTTGGCGATGTGCAGCGTGTTACGCGGCCATTGCCCGCTCTCATCGGCACCCAGCACCAGATTGGCGAGAGAGGCGACGACAGCGGTTTTCACATCGAACAGGCCAACCGGATAGAGAAGAACCTTTGCAATGATGCGCCGGTGCTTGTCCTTGATGTCCCGCTTGACTGGTGTTCCAAGCCAGGGGAGCCCCTGCGGTGCGCGGCCATCGAGCGCATAAACGTTCGCGCGTGGTGCGCAAAAACGATAAACGCGGTCGGTCGCGAAACCGGAGTCGACGCCGGAAAGGTCAATACCTTTCATACCGCCGCCGGCGGTCGGATATTCTCGCCCGAAAGCATCGGACAATTTGATCCACGGCTCGTCGCTTTGGTCAGGGGCTCCCTCGAAAATCTCCCGGTCGATGATCTGGTATTGGCCGCGCGGTCCAATGGCTATGACCATCCACTTGATGCCATAGCCCTGAACGTCGGCAGCGGAAACTACGAGACCGGCCCACGACGGGATGACCCGTGAAGGCTGGAATTCCTTGCGCACCGCCTCGACGATTTTCTCATGCTCGACGGCCACGCCGGCAGGGTCATAAGGCAAAGCCAAGTCCTGCTGAAAGAAGGTGCGCAGCTTGGTGACGTTGCCTTGTGCGTCCGTCCACCGGGACCAGATATCGGCCCAACGCTCACGTGGGGCATATGCGGCCCATAGATGCCAGGACGGTTGCCAGTCCCTGCAACGACCTTCGCAGGGATTGCAGCGCCAAAGCTCGATATCGGCCTCCGGTATCGCAAGAGGAATAGACTGTTCGCCTTCGCAAACCCGGCGGGCAATCCATTTTCCTTGCGGCAGCATTTCATGTTTGTGCCCGTCAAGGATGACCTCGTTGCAGGAAATGCAGCGGAAGTGCACCGGCAGACCTCTTTCAGGGTCTGCTGGCGACATGTTGTCGAATTCCAGTGCCTGATAGGTGCGGCAGTGCGGGCAGGGCAGGTAATAGTATCGCTGATCCCCAGCCTCGAAATCGTCGGTGATCGCACATGCGCCTGCAATTCCGGGAGTCGATCCCTGCCATTCCTTAGCAGTGTCGCCATGCATTTTTTGGCGGGCGCGGGCCTGATCGCGAGGACTGCCGCGACCGTCAACATCGCTCTGGTAGCCGGTGATCTCGTCCATGGCGAGATACTTGATCGACACCATCTGCAGGCCCTTGGATGAACCTGCATTGACGATCTGGCAGAAGCCGCCGGCGAAACGTTTGAATGCCGTGGTCGAGCCTTGTTCATCGCGGCTGTTGACCGGAAGCACCTTGTGCTTGATGCGAGGTGTCGCCTCAATGGTCGGATGAAGTTTGATGCGGTTGAACTTCGTCGCTTCTTCCAAGGTCGGCAGCACGATCATCATCGAGCCAGGAGCCTGATCGACGATAAAGCAAAACCAGTTCTCGATTGCGGTCGACTTACCAAGCTGCGCGGCCCAGCGGGCAGTGCAACGGCGCGCCGGGTGATCTGGATGCAGGCAATCTTGCGGCTCGCGCAGATACGGCACGCGATCGGTGCGGAAGTCACCCGGCCAAGGCGAGCCGGATTCAGGCGAAACCTTACGATAGCGGTCCGCGTGCTCGGAAATGGTCAGATTCTCAATAGGGCGGCTGGCAGTTTCCAGCCCCCGGAACAACACCAGTTCGCCACGGGGCAATTCCATGAATTGCTCGCGCGGCTGCGGGGCGTTCATATCTGCTCGCTTTCCTCTTTTGGTTCGTCGGTCGTGTCGGCCTCATCCCGCTGGCGCATGGCATCGATCCGTCCGAGAATTGTCTGATTGAAAACTTCCAGTCCCTTGCGGACAAACGCCTTGAGGACCATACGCGTGGCGCGTTCGTCGAACCCGTATTTCACAGAGGCGTTTGCGGCCTCCGTTTCCAGTGCGCGTTCGAACGCACTCTGCATCAGTGCGACTGCATCCCGGCCCGCACGATCCACTTCCGACACTTTGGTCAGTGTCTTGCGGCGTTCCGCCAAGTCCATTTCGCGCAGTTCGGCGTCGGCCTGGGCCTTTCGCGCTGCGCCATCGGACTGACTTCCCGAAAAGCGCGGCGCAGGGTTGAAGTTTCCCTGCGCCGCAATGGTCCGCGTCGTGGGAGGAGCCACGCGGATACGGATATTCTCGTTTCGGTGGGCGACCAGAGTATTGAACTCGACCAGTCGCGCCTTTCCGTCGTCGCGAAGCTCAATCGCTTCCGAATGTTGCTTCAGGTATCGCGACAGGGTCGAGCGCTCGACCAGATCGCCCATCGCGGTCAGCCGCGAGGCGGCTTCCGAAATCGAAATCCAATCACCGTCCGACATGGCGTCCCGTTTTGCGTTGTGTGTATGCACACGTGCAAGCACGTGTATCTGTGTATCGCTTTCAAAACGACCTACTGGCGAAAACCGGCAGTCGAGCCCGCCCGTCCCTTAGAATAAAGGCGGATACGGTCCCTAAAAGGGGGGTGGGGTCAGGCGAGGAGCTTGCGAATGACCGCCTTGACCCGAGGGGGCATGGTCACGGTTGCCTCCCGCTCGAATGCAGCACGGGTCTCGCCGCGCACCATCTCATCGGGAATGCGAACGTCCGACTTCACCTGCGTGACGCGTCGTTGCGAAGCGCGGCCAATGCGTCGGTAGACATGCCCTTCCAAATTCCAGTGCTTCACGTGGCGGTAGGGGAACTGCCCGCCCATGATGAAGGTGCCGGGGAATACGCGGCGCTTCCCAAATGGCTGCGCTGCTACACCCTGCCGGGTTTCTCTTGCCCTGAAATACTTCAGACGGATGAACCCGCCACGCGATTGCAGGGAATAGAACAATTTTCCCGGCTTTGCGGTATCAATGTTCTTGACTGCCCGAACGATGACCTGCCGTTCCAGTCCTGTTTGTTTCGTGAGGTTGCGCACCACGCGGGTGCGGGCACGCCGACCAACCTGATTGACGATGCGCGGCAAAACTTTCGGAAATTCCGTTTGCAGCCGCTTGATGCCGCCGGCGTACCGGCGCAGCCCTTCGATGTTTTCCCACCGATAGACAAGCATCGCGAATTCCGCCCCATGAAACGAAAAACCCCGGTCGCGGGTGCGCCGGGGTTCTGTCTAATCTTTTTTAGCATCCAAGGTGTAAGTCAAGTTTCTGCAGCAGGTCAACACTTATTTTGGGGTTCCACACGTTTGGTGTCCCCAAAAGCCCGGCAAAGCTGGATGCCGACCATATCGCGATCCTCCAACCATGGCGTTGCCGAGCGGTGCGAAAATGTCAACTTGTGGCCTACGAGCCGATCAATGAGTGCTGATTCCAGCTTCGCGAGTGCCGCAACCCAAATCTGATAGTCAATCCGTCCCAAGATATCGGCAGTCGGGTCAGGCGTCAGAACAAACTTGCGATAGGCGCCAGGATAGGGCCGATGGGCGCGGCGATTAAATCCGTCAACCTCAACCGAATATTCACGCCCAAAGGCATCGACGGCTGGCCTACGGACGAACCATGACGGGGTTCCCTCGCGGCGCGCGAACACAACGCATTCCGGTTCTGGCGCGGTATAATCGGGCGCTCGCCCCAACACGGCGCTGGAGATAACAAGCGATGCGATGCCAGCGCTGCGCGAACGGGCAGGACGCAGCATCAGACGTTCGGTTGCCCGCGCCACTGCATCTGCCGTCAACCCGTCGAAATCCTGCCAATCGGCTACCGGGTTCCAGCCTTCCGGGAAAGAAACGTCATAGCGGGCAAGTTCGGCAACCGCCTTGCCGACTTCCAGCGCATCTTCATGCGGCGCGCCCTGCTCGATCCACATGCCCGGTTCTGCCCGGTCACGGTCAACAAGCGTCATGAGTTCGGCATAGCCCAGAACTTTCCCCCAGGACGAAGCCTCCAGTTGCCGCCAGGCAGAGTGATAGTTTTCCAGCCCATCAGCCCCACCGCCCTTTGGAAGCTCATGCACAAACGCCCATGTCAGCAGTTCGTCTATTGTGATTGTGCGCATTTTACTCTCCTTCAAGGCTTCCGCCCCATTTTTTAGTGTTCCGTCCCTGATTGTCGCTTTGCGACCCAAAATAAACGGTACCTATCCCGTTGAAATAAAAGGGAAAAGGAAAATGAAAGGGACGCAAGGGACGCTAGGGACGATAAAACGGGGGTACATACATGAACAAAACACCATGATTTCCCCTATCCCTTCTGGATATACGCGCGCATGTGAAACCGGGGCTTTGCGTCCCTAGCGTCCCTACCGGCATAACTTATTGAAAACCCAAACCCTTTTAGCGGGGCGCTAGCGTGTCGCCGCCTTTGTAGCGTCCCTTGCGTCCCAAAAATCATCCCAAATCGGGTATGAAGGGAGGCGAAGCGGCCCACGGCTCTGCACGTCAAAGGGGGACGGGGCCGCGTCATTGGTCATACCCCTCGCCATGGCTCTGCGGGGTGGGGCGGACGAATTCGTCACGTACCCGAATCCCCTTATAGACAGTCGTTCCGCTTTTCGCCTTCCAAAATCGTCGCATGGTGTCGTCATCCCCACGCCACGCCATTCGCGTATAGTCAGGGAAGCGGCGCGCAAACGTGCCTTGTTTGAATTCCGGCGCGCCTTCCCGTCCCGCGAAGTTTGAATAGCCGATGAAGAGGTCGGCGGGCGTCGAAACATCCTCTTCGTTCCCTGAAACTATGCACGCGGCCCGGATAAACGCCCCGATAGGGTCACTTTCCTCCCGATATTCATTTGTGGCCGCAAGCACTTTTTCAGGCGTTGCCAAGCCGGAATTCAGATAATTAATGGCACCTTGCACCATCCAATTGAGAACGCCTGTCGCTTCCGCTTTCAGCTTTTGCGGCAAATCGCGGTCAACTTCCTGTTTTGGAATTTGCACTTCCCACGGCACAAGATTGACGCGGCGCCATATACCGTCCGACGTATCATCGATGCGCGGCTTATGGTTGCCTGACAGGATGATCTTGAATTGGGGCATGACCTCAATGAAATCCTGATGCAGACGCCGCACCGGAATCTTCTCGCCGCCTGTGAGAGTTTTGATAAGGGCGTCTTTCAGCTTCACGCCCATTTCCGGTTCCGAGGCCGAAACAAATCGCGCACCCGGCAAACGCGCAAGGTCAGGGGTTGCCTCACTGCCGCCGCGCTTCGTGTCGCCGGCGAAGCTGTCGATGGAAAGCGTTACGGCATAGTCTCCAAGTATTTGACACAGAAGGTCAACAAACGTCGATTTGCCGTTTCGACCGGCGCCATAGAAGAAAACCAGACACTGCTCGATAGTGACCCCAAGCAGGCAGTAGCCGCAGAAGCGTTGCAGGAATTCGCGTATTTCCCGATCCGGCTGCACACGTTTCAGGAAGTTGTCAAACTCCGGCGCGGCAGCCGATGGCGACCAGTCGAAAGGCGCGAGCTTTGATATGAAATCAGCGGGGTTATGCGGATCAAGGCGCACTTCCCATGGATGATAGGTGGGATGATCGGGGTCGGATTCTTCATTCTCCCGCCTGAAAAACCGTAATGTCCCATTGTTGCAGTTTACCGCATAAAGGTCGCAATTTAGGTCGCCAACCATCTTTGCCACGTGCGGAGCGGCTTCCGTCATCATGTTGTTGAGCTTCGACGTGCCAGCGGAGGATTTGGCATGGCGATGTCTGGATGACCTGCGCCCATCCACTTTCTTCTTTGCCTGCTCGCCAGCGTCAATGACGTCTTCTAGCTCGATCCAGCGGGCAAGTTTCTCGGCATCCCAGTCCTTTTTCGGCGTACCCATCTTTTTGCGTTCGGCACGGGCGTCCCGGCCTGCATTAATGGCTTTTTCTTCCTCTTCTGTCGCGGTGAGGAGGCGTGCTTCGTCGGCTATCATTTCCGCTGTGCGTTGTGCCAAAGGGCGGACAACCGATCCGTCTTCATCTTCCTTCCAGCGCCGTTTGTCGTATCCATGCCAACCCACGCGGGCGACATGAACCACCTGACGCCCATAACGGATAAGAAACCGCCGACCGTTGCCGATGTCGGTTTCCGGCTCCAGCGCGGCTTCTGCCAGCGTATCCTCTGGGCTGAGGTCTTCAGAAGGGAAAGGACTGGCAGACGGCTCCATGGTAGCCGACGGTGCGCCGCCCGCCGCCGCTTCCGCCTGCCGTGACGCTTCGGCCATGATTGCGCGCACTGCGGCCGGTATGTCTTGAGTATTCTTTGTCACGCGGCACCTGCCATCATTTCGGAAAAGTCTGTGCCAGCCGGGGGCCACGCGATAGCAATCCGCCGTCCCGGCTTGGCAATTCTGGCTTTCGCTCGTGCCATGGCAGCGGAAGTCATAACGCGCTCGGAATCGCCGTCGCCCAAAAGCACAATCTCGCCTACATGGTCGCCAACCCAGAAAGCATCATCCGGGCCTTGATCGGGGTGCGGAACCGGACCCTGCACCATGACGGTGCGCAGACGCCCCTTGGCGTCTTCCTTCTTCAGGGTCGGGTGCGCAAAGCGTGATGCGGGGTCGGCGGGGCCGGAAAGATTGCCGAGATCGCCGGCGGCGAAATAGAACGTATCAGCGCGCAGGTTTTCGGCATGAGCCACGGCCAGCGTGTTCTCTATGCCTTCACCGCCCACCCAACGTTCCAATCGGGGATGACCGGCAAGCGGAATAAGCCCGCCCTTTTTCGAGCCGCGCATCTTCTTGGTCGGCAAAAGCTCGCCCAATTCCTGATCGACGATGTCGGGTCTGCATTTCGGGCGATTGTCGAGGTCAATCCAGGTGATGTGGCACCCGATGACGCCGAGGTCAGGACCAACGATCGGCGCGATCATGGCGTGCCCTTCATGGAGCATGTCACCGCCATGCCAGTAAGGAACATTCTGGCTGACCCGCAACCAATCAGACTCTGGCGCACAGGCCCCGCGCGCCATGAGGTAGTGGCGACCGAAGGTAACGCCAGTGCTGTGAAGCGGAATTGCTCGCGTATAGATACCCCGCGCCTTGTTGCGCTCGATCTCGCGATAGTCAGCCTGACTTTTCACCTGTTCTTCCTGCAATTCGGCATTGCGCTGGCGCTGTTCTTCCAGCCGCTGCAAGCGTGCAGCCCTGTCGGCGTCCGATTCCCGTTCACCACCTTCCGGAATGGGCTGGTCAAGGAGAATCGAGCAGGCTTCCAGCAAGCCTTCGCGGCTGCGAACATTGAGGCCACGTACATGCGCAGCCATGCCGATAGCGTCATTCCCGCCGATACCGCCTTGGCGGCAGTTCCATTTGTTCTTCTGGGTGTTGAAGGCGAATGTGTCCTTGCCACCGCAGGCGGGGCAAGGTTGCGGGTGTTCGCTTCCACGCGGATTGCATTTCAAGCTGAGGCGCAGCGCGGCATCCGCTATCGTGATGGCGCGCGCATCCTCGACAAAAAGTTTCAAGGCCGCACTCATCTGGAGCCACCTGCATCCTTTCTGCGAGCAAGCGCATTGCGGCTTGTCACCATGGTATAGCCATCGGGGAAACGGACCAGACAGGAGTTCATTACCTTGGCGCGTACATCGACCGCGCATGGCTGGCCTTTACAACCCTGCCTGTTCCAGCGGTAAAGATAGGGGAATTGAACAGGAGAGGTCATTCCGCTGCCTCCATACGAAGGGCCAAATGGCTGCAATTCGCGGCAACGAGCGCGGCGGCAACAGGTGGTGAAACGCTGTTGCCACAACATGAGACCTGCACCGATTTTGAGAAAAGCTCGCCATTGACGCCGCGCTCGATTTCGTAATCAGGCGGAAAACCTTGCGCGAGATAAAGCTCGCGAGGCACCAACATGCGCATGCAGATGTCGACGATGACATAGACCACGCCGCCCGCTTCGATGGTGACGAACTCGCGCTCGTCCCAGAAACCGTAGGCGCGGAGAAATGCAGCCACTTCACGCGCCCGTTCGGCCTGCGCTGGCGTGAAAGGTGGCACGTCGAGCGCGGCCTCGACATGGCCGTGACGGTCTTTGGTGGTTACGGTCCTGACAGGCTGGTTTTCTTCACCGCCATCGCCGGTACCGTAATAGGCTTGCAGATATGGCGCCACCACGCTTTGCTGCGAGCCGGTTTGCGTTACCGTCGAGACCGGCTCATCCATGGAGCGGCCGGGGTTGACGCCGCCTTCGCGGCGGCTGTCATTTTCGCCGCGATGCGCACCAGTGATCGTTTTGAACGGCTCGCCAACCGCCTCGACACGCCCACCGTGGTTGAGATTGACAAGGAACGGACGTTCGGCATCCAGCACATAGCGCTTCATGCCACGCGCGACACGGGCCATGGTATTGTCTGCAAGCGGGCGGACAGACCGAAGCCCATGCTTTTCCATAATCTGTTCGGATGTATCGAAAATGGAAGGGCAGGGCAGCGACCAGTCGATAATTTCCGCTGCGGTGCGCCATGGTAGCTTGTGCCCGGATATAACGTCGGGATCGGTAGGCGCACCATGTGTCGGTTTCGGCCACACAATGGGCTGACCGTCAAAGCGGATAACGGCGAAGAAGCGCTTGCGGATGGTTGGCGCGCCATAATCGCAGGCGCGCAATTCCCGCCATTCGATCTTGCCGCCAAGCGAGCGGATCTTGCGGCACCATTTTTTGAAGTATTTGCCCTTTTGTTCCGGGTCGGGCATCAAACCGCGTGCGGTTTCCATCAACGGGCCGTAATCCTGAAACTCCTCGACGTTTTCGAGAATGACAACATCGACCCTGCCGCCGCTTTTCTGGATGCGCTCGATCCAGCCGGGGATGATCCATGCAAGGTCGCGGATATTGCGCTCGACCGGCTTGCCGCCCTTGGCTTTTGAGAAGTGCTTGCAGTCCGGGGAAAACCAGCCCAGCCCGACATGCGCGCCACGCAGATAGTCGAGCGGGTCGATTTTGTAGACGTTTTCCGACAGATGCATCGTTTGCGGATGGTTCGCTTCATGCAGCGCCAGCGCGGCCGCATTGTGATTGATGGCGATATCCGGCGAGCGGCCCAAAGCCATTTCAATGCCGGTGGATGCACCGCCGCCGCAGGCGAAGGAATCGACGATCAGGGGGAGGTTCATTGCGCACCCCCGGTTTCTTCCCGGCTACGCATGCCCCAGCACTGGTCTATGCTCCAGGGGCGGCAGATGGTGTTGAAATAGGAGCGGACCTTGTAGACCGACATGCCAGAAGCCTTGGCGATTTCGTTCTGGGTCATCCCCATTTCGCGAAGGAGCGTCAGCCCTTCGATAATCATGACTGTCGGCAGGTCAGGCGTGAAACTTTGAGGCGTGATGCTGCCGGGCTGGCCGAATGTGATCATGGATATACCTCTCGTCTGGTGGCGAGTTCGTTGCTGTCGAAAAATGAGGGGGAGCGCTCCAGCCATTCACAGAGCGCGAGAAAGGATTCCGTCGATATGCTCTTGCCGTGGATCGCGCGGCGAACATCGTCCCTTGGAATATCGCAGAGCCGAGCAACGTCGATCTCCCGCAGATGCGAGCAGATGCGCTTGCGGTCGACATACATGCCGAAAATCGTGAAGTCGGTGGAAAAAGCGGCGGTCATCAGCCCGCCCTGTCGATTATGAAACTCGGACAAAAATATCCGAACGCTGTTGACATTCGGACAAAAATATCCGATATTGTATTTGTCAGTACGGAGAACCCGATGGACAAGAGAGACCGCTTCATAGCCGAGCTAAGGGATGAAGCAAAAGCGCAAGGGCTGGCCTTCCGGGTTAGCAAGAGCAAAGGAAAAGGCGGGCACGCAACAGTATGGGTAGGAGATCGCTTCACCACACTGCCGAGCCGGGAAATCGATCCCAAGACCGCCGCAAAGATCAAGAAAGGGCTGGGGCTCATTTGAGCCCCTCCCGCCACACAAAGGAGCAAAGGACTGGACGAATGAGAACATACGCTTACGCAGCCGTGTTCGAGCCTACCGAGCGGGAAGGCGGCTTCGTTGTTACATTTCCGGACGTGCCGGAAGCCATCACCGAGGGTGATGATATGGCGGATGCCCGCGAACAGGCTGCTGACGCGCTTGGTGTGGCGCTGCTCACCTATCTGGAGATGGGACGAAGCCTGCCCGAAGCGAAGGCAAAGGGAGAATTGGTCTGGCCGGATGCGGAAGTCGCAACCAAGATTGCAGTGATCGAGACTTTCCGCGCTTCGGGCCTTTCCAGAACCGAACTCGCCCGCAGGCTTGGCAAGGACGAGAAGGAGGCGCGCCGCCTGCTTGATCCGGATACAGCGACCAAGCTTCCACTCATGACGGCAGCACTCGCGGCCATGGGGCAGAAGCTGGTTATCGGATTGGAGGCGGCTGAATAGACCAATCGTCATCATAACACCTCTGTACTGAACAAAGGGCCGTGATCGGTCGTTGTGGATGGCGCGTCATTGACGCGCCATTCTTTTTCTATGCGGCGCCTGGCAATCTCCGCATATTCGGGATTGAGTTCGATCAGGAGTGCGCGGCGGTTATGGCGCGCAGCCACAAGCCCCGTGGTTCCGGCCCCGCCGAATGGATCGAGGACAACGCCATCTTTCGGGCATCCGGCAAGAATGCAGCGTTCCGCCAATTCCGGCGGGAATGTCGCAAAATGCGCTTCGGAAAACGGCTTGGTGGCAATCGGCCAGACGGAAAGCGGCGCAGGCTCGAAATTGCGCAAATATCGCCGTGTCGGCGGAATAATCATGGCGTCGTTGAAACTAGTATTGTTTCGCGTTCCCGATCCTGCGGCTGCTTCCTTTTTTCCACCTCGGACAACGGCCTTCATCGGCCCGTTGGTTTTCGTGCCGCCGTTCGCACGATAACTTCCCACTTGATTGATAATGTCCTGCGATACCCGCGCGTTGGTGCTGGGGCTTGCCACGATGTTGACCGCTTCGGCGTCATAATAAGCGCCGATGCGTATCCAACGCGCACCTTCGCGTGACGGGTCAGTGATGAATGGGCAGCGTTGCGTCAGATCGGGAGCGAACGAAATTTCGCCCGTATCGCGCGCACGCCATACGTCGCCGTCGTCAGACTTGGTCAGCATGAAGATTTTTTCATGTGCTGCGGAAGGGCGATAGGCACCGGAGGAGTCCGGCATGGGATTGGATTTGCCCCAGATGATTTCCGAGCGCACCCACCAGCCTGCATCCTGCAGGGCGATGGCAAGCCGGTTTGGAATCATCAGCAAGTCTTTGGGTTTAATGCCGCCGCCGATGGTCGAGAAAGGCTTGTCGCGGAATGTCCGGTCATCTGTGCCGTCCGCCTTGTAATCGGCAGCGGACTTGCCGTTCGGCGTGGTGGCGTAACAGTCGCCGTAATTGATCCAGCACGTGCCGGTCGGCTTCAGCACACGGCGCACCTGCTCGAACACGGCTACCATCGTTTCCAGATGCGAAGCGAGCGTCGGTTCAAGGCCGATTTCCAGCGGCTTCAACGGGTCACCGTCAGCGATATAAGACCTCAAGCCCCAATATGGGGGCGAGGTCACAACGCAATCCACGCTGTCGGATGGCATTTGCGCGAGTGCGGCCATCACGTCGTCGACGATGATTTCCACGCGTCCGTCGAGCAGGCTGATAGTCATCGCGTCACCGCCCAATAGAGAAACGCAGCATAAGCGCCGCCGATGGTCACCCCGACGCAAAGTGAGGCGAGAAGAAGAACGATGTGACGAGGACGCTGTGCGGGAGAGGATCGGCGCACCATGATCAGTCATCCCCGATGACGCGCAAGGCAGGATCGCCGCGACGCGCATTGGCAATGTGGCCGGAAAGCTCGCGACGCAGGCCGGAAATATTGCGTTCGGCCTCGCTCGCCACCTTGTCGAGCTGCATGGCTTCGGTGCCGGTAACCTTGCCGTCTGCGAAAACACGGGCGCCGATGCTCATCACCTCGCCAACGCTGGCCACGACTTCGGAGTGGGCGGCGAGCAGGTTGCCCGCTGCGCGCACATCCTCATCCGGCTCGGCCAGTCTGCGGTTGTTGAGCGATGCCATCACCGACGTGACGCAAAGCACGCCGCATTCGTTTTCAAGCTTGTAGACCACATTGAGCGGCATCAGGTCGGTTTCGGTCGACAGGTTCCACCGTCCGACATGACTTTTGGAGAAGCCGGATAGCTCGACCACGCGCTCGATACCGCCGCAATATTTGATGAGGTCGCGCTGTGCCGACTTGATCCTTTGGAACCATGCGTCTGTCAGTTGCGTCATGGGGAAATCCTCAAAAGGCAAAGTTTTCCCGTGGCGGGAAAAGCCGCTGTTTTTTCCCGTTAAGGGAAAGGGTTTTTGGTGTCAGTTTGCCGGGGTCAGATCACTACGGCGGGCCGCTAACCTTCACACGCTGAAGGGGACGCACCAGCCACCGGAAAAACGGAGTAACAGCGCGATGCCAATGCCGAATGCGGAAACCGCCCTTGTCATGGAACGGATCAAAAATGCGGCGGTCACCAAGGCCCTCGAAGAGCTTGCCGTATTGTTGGCTGGCAGGATCGATTATCGGCATTACCGGGCAGTGAATGCGCGCCTTGTTGAAGTCGTCGAGCGAATGCCAGTAATCCCACTGAAATTTGCGGCGGGCGTGCAGGTTGACGCGCTCGATATGGAGATGATCCAGCAGAACTCGATAGGCATCACCATCAACGCGATTGACGACGCCTTCAAGGCGGCTCGCAAGCGACTGCGCTAGAGACCGGCAGAAGGTGGCACGAAATGAGAAATATTCATGTTCTCGCGCTTCACGCTCAAGCCGGACAATTTCCCGGCGGACAAGGATTTTCAGGCGGCGCAGGCGCACCCGGTCCAGATCGCGGCGCGAATGGCCGGTCAGCAGTGCACAGGCAGCATCATCGAGGCGGCGGAAGAAGTTCTGCATCATGCGGCCTCATCGCTCCTGTTTTGGCGGAGCCAGTCGAGGCGGGTGCGATGCATATCGAGAGGCGAAACCTCACCGTTTGTCAGAATCTCGATCCTGTCGATGATATCGGCGTCAGCGCGTGCTCGTCCGGTTTCCCAATTCCACACGCTGGAACCGCCGCGCGCTGCGGCGATTTCAAGTCTGCGCGCGACCTCGTCGCAGGAAAGCCCCTCTCGTTTACGCCAATCTGCAAGTTTCATAGCGTGCTCCTTTTCGTCTCTATATCGCACAAAATGCGATATGAATGTCAAGGGCTTTATCGCATATTTTTCGATAACGCAGATTTAGCGATACTGATAAGATGTGCGCCATGAAGAACAGGATCAGGGAAATTAGGGAAGCTAAGGGACTTTCGCAGGGAGCACTCGGCGAAAAGTTGGGCGTGCATTGGCAAACGGTTCATCGCGCGGAAAGCTCCAAAAGTGCGTTGTCCGAGCAGAAGCTGCAAGCCTATGCAAAGGCGTTGGGTGTATCGACAGCCGAACTCGTTGGCAGCGAGGGCGGTCGAACCGTAACCGTTAAAGGACAGATACAAGCTGGGGCTTGGGCGGAAACTTGGGAATGGCCGATCGAAGATCAGTACGAAGTTCCTGTGCCGGATGACCCGGCGCTGTCGAATTTCTCGCTGCATGCGGCCGAAACCAGGGGGCCATCAATGAATAAACGCTATCCGGATGGCACGGTTCTTGTGTTTACCGACGCACTGGAACGCCCGGAAGACCTGATTGCGGGCAAGCGTTATATCGTTGAACGTGAAAGAGCCGACGGGCTGCGCGAGGCAACTGTCAAAAAGCTTTGGCAAGACGAATACGGGGCAATGTGGCTTTTGCCTGAGTCTGACGATCCAAGATTTCAGGAAGCAATCCCGATTAGCGGCGAGGACGGCGACATAATCCGCATCCTTGGACGCGTGAGATTCTCGGTGACACGCGAATAGCCTTTTGGGATCAATAGTGAAATCAGCCCGGCCTTGTGCCGGGCTATTTGTTTGGTGATTCGCATATTTTGCGATGTTAAGTGTTTCATATTATTGCATATCGCAAAAAATGCGATAATCCCGATTGACAGAGTATCGCAAATTATTCGATATTGGCCCCATCCTAACCGATGGAGGCATCCATGAATTTCCCGAATGCACAATGCGCTCGGCCTATTTCCCGCCCGACTACGCCGATCCGCAACACCGACTCACGCGCACTGGAACGCACTCCGCATCTTCGCGCCATCGAAATGGCGAAGACGATGCAGGACATTGCAGCGTCATCAGGTGCGGCGACATTCAAAGACCTGGTCCGGGCCGGGTTTACCTCTGCCGAAATCATCGAGTTTGGGACACAGGCCCAGCAGATGGCTGCGGAATGGAAATCTGAAAGCCGGAAATCGGTGCAGGATGAACTTGCCGACATGATCATGAAGGTAAAGCAGCCGGTTCCAAACCGTCCGCCCATGACTGTCGATCTTGCCACGTCAACACAGTTTTTCGAGGCTTGGGGCCGGTATTGCGCTAGCCGCGCCGCCCTGATGCTGGACCCGTGGGCACCGCAGCGCGAGCGCTGCATTTGTGTTTTGCAGAGCTTCCTCAACTTTCTACCATTGCTACCGGCAGAGCGAGCCAAGCTCACGCTGGCAGCAGAACAGACCCTGCCGAAAATCCCGGTGCGTAACGGGCGGACGCTGTCATGACCGCGACAGAGGCCATCGCCGCAAGCGTCATCGCTTTTGCGCTCCCGTTTCTCTCGCTCGTAATCGGTATTCCGCTATGACTTCCGAAATTCTCTCGTTCCGTCCGGACGGCTCCGTCATGGATCTCGCTAAGCCTCTGGAAAGCGATATCCATTGGCCCACAATTGCTAGTGCCCTCTCGAAGCTGGCCCGTTTCAACGGCATCAACAGAGGGCCGATGTATTCGGTTGCGCAGCATTGCGTGATGGGGGCCGATGCGTTGGCCAATGAAACGGGCGATACGACTCTATGTGCCTATTTTCTTCTGCACGATGCCCACGAGGCGTTCATAGGTGAATGGCCCAGACCGGCCGTTTTGTTTCTCGCCGATGCACTCTATCGCATGCACGACATTCCGATGCATTTCGTTCGTGATGCTGTCGAGGCCGTCAAGGCGCGGCTTGACCAGACGATTTATCGAAAGGCTGGCCTGCCACCTGTTGTTCCTTACGGTGTCAAAGAGATGGACGAGCGGATGCTTCGCGCCGAAACAGCGCTGCTCTTTGGCAATAACAGCGTGAAAAATCTTGCGGGCCGGGAACTGCCGATGCCGAAGCTGACCGGCGCGATCAAGCCGTGGGCGCCGATGAAGGCCGAGGAAGCATGGCTTGATCGCCTCTCCCGCTATCTGGGCATCGATTGCCGGGCGGCGGCATAATGTACAATCGTCATGAAATCATGGGCCGTCTTGGCGCCGATCCCGAAGTCCGCACAGCGAATAGTGGCGACCTCATTGTCACTATGCGCGTGGTCACCTCCGATTACTGGCGCGACAAGCAGACAGGCGAGCGCAAAGAAAACGCCGAGTGGCATACGGTTGTGATCTTCAACCAGGCGCTGGCCAAGACTGCCGAACAATATCTGTCCAAGGGAAACATCGTTTTCGTCGCCGGCAAAAGCCGTACACGCAAGTGGGAAGACCAGCAGGGCAACACCCGCTATTCCACGGAACTCGTGCTGGAAAGCTTCGGTGGCGAATTGAAGCTCATGCCGCAGGGCAATGGCGGCGGGCGGGGCGCTTCCAGTCAGGACGATTATGGCGAGAAGAGTTCCCGCGACCAGTCGAGCCAGACCGCGAACCAACAGGGCGGTGGCTACAACCCAGCTCTGGATGACGAAATCCCCTTCGCGCCCGAATGGCGCGGATAACGGGCGAATTACGCCCTTCAACCAGCAGAGGAAACCATGCAACGCATCCGCGATTCCAACACCATCATCGGACTACTGGAAAATGGCGAACTGGCGCAGCGCCTGACCAACGAAATGATGGACACTCTGGCCGCCCTGCAAGAACACACCGGCGGACGCCCAAAGGTCAAGGCCAAAGGTTCTGTCACGCTGAAGCTCAATATCGAAGTGGTTGACGGCACCGTCACCATTGAAGCGGAAACCAGTTCCAAGCGTCCGAAGCCGGTTCACGGTTCATCGTTCTACTGGCTTCTGGATGACGGCTCTCTTTCCACCCAGCACCCCAAGCAAATCGACATGTTCGGCGGTCCTCGCGATGCATCGCGCGGCTTCACCGACGTGATCCACGGCTAAATCACTCCAACCAACAGGATCTATTATGTCCGAGAATACCGCAACTTCCGAACTTTTGCCGATTACTCCCAAGGGCTTCGATATTCGAGCCGCAGCCGAACTTGGCGCGCGCGCAGAAGGTGCCGAACTGGTCACTATCCAGACCAACGAGCAGATGGTCGGCCTGCCGAAATCAGTCCCGGCTTTATTGACGCGAGGTGAAGAGCCCGGCATCGAAAGCGTTTCCAAGCTGCTGGAAGAGCACCGTTTGCACCCGGTGCGCAAAAAGGGCACGGCCCACGCGCAGACGCTGGAATCGCTGATTGGTCTCTCCAATCGCCATAAGACCGAAAATTCCGTCGTGTTTGTCGATCTCAATTGGAAGAAGCCATCCATGACGACTGTCATCGACTATCACGAAGCCAAAAACGGCGGCATTGCTGACTTTCTATCCCATCGCATCCATTACGAGTTCCCGCTGTCCGAAGAGTGGAAAATCTGGCTCAGCAAGGATGGCGAGTTCATGGAGCAGGAGAAATTCGCCTACTTCCTTGAAGATCGTATTCCCGATCTGGCATCACCGTCCGACGCTGACGTTGCCAGTATCCAACGTGATTTCTCCTGCACCGTCGCCAACCCCAACCAGTTGGTCGAGCTTTCGCGCAAGATGCAGATCAACGTGGAGTCCAAGGTTAAGGTCAATCACACCCTGCAATCTGGTGAGCGCCAGCTGCAATGGGAAGAAAACCACGTCGGTTCGGACGGTAAAGCCGTCACCGTGCCGGGCATGTTTATCCTGTCGATCCCCGTGTTCTTCATGGGCGACAAGGTCCGCATCCCGGTACGCCTGCGCTATCGTGTCAGCGGCGGCAGTGTCTATTGGTGTTATCAGATTTACCGCCCTGACCAGATCATTACCGAGCACCTGGAGCAGTCGGTCACCGACATTAAAAAGGCAACCGAACTGCCATGCTTCGCGGGCAAGCCGGAGGGTTCGGCGTGACTGCGGTTTCATTCGCCATAGAAAGGGGAGCTTTGCTCCCCGCCCTTGCGGCGGTTAATCGCGCCGTTGAAAAGCGCAACACGATCCCGATTCTCGGTAACGTGTTGCTTAAGGTCGAGAACGGCCACCTGTGCGTCACCGGCACGAACCTTGATATCGAGGTTCAGGCCGTCGCAAAGCAGGAAGGCTTGCCCACCATCGCGCCATTCACCGTGCAATCGGGCTTGCTGCACGATGCCGTCAAGAAATTTGCCGATGGCAGCATGGTCGAATTCGAAGGCGACCAGACCCATGTAAATATCAAGTCCGGACGCTCGCGCTTTCGTTTGCAGGTGCTGCCGGCTTCCGACTTTCCAGAAATGGCAGTGGATGATTTCACCCACGAGTTTTCCATCGCAGGTAGCACGCTCGCACGTGTCCTTACCAAGGTCGGCTTCGCAATCTCGACCGAGGAAACGCGCTATTATCTCAATGGCGTGTTCATGCACCGCGACGGGGAACATCTGGCATTTGTCGCGACGGATGGCCACCGGCTCGCGCTCATGAAACTGGATGCCCCGGCGGGAAGCGACGGCGTTCCCAGCATCATCATTCCGCGCCGCACCGTTGCCTTGCTTCAGCACTTCGCGGAAGGCGACGAGGAAATCGTTCTAAAACTGTCCGAACGAAAGATGCGTATCGTCCTGCCGGATGGCACTGCCATCACATCAAAGCTGATTGACGGCACCTATCCGGACTATCAGCGCGTAATTCCGACGAGCAACGACAAATCCTACACCGTTGACCGCGCCGGACTTGCAGACGCCATCAATCGGGTCAGCACGGTTTCGAGCGAGCGCGGGCGCGCCGTGAAATTCAGTTTCGGCCAGTCCGAATTGAAAATGGAAGTCAACAATCCCGACAGCGGTCAGGCCGAGGACAGCATTGTTATAAGCGAAGGTCACGACGATGAAGTGACCATCGGATTCAATCACAAGTACTGCCTCGACGTTCTGGGCGCTGTGTCTACCAAGGAAATGCGGTTCGACCTGAGCGACCCCGGCGCGCCCTGCAAGGTTTCGCCTATCGGGGCCGAGGATGGCGACATGCCACCGCTTTTCGTCATCATGCCGATGCGGGTTTAGGGGGCCATTATGAAATTCATTCTTCCAGAAGAGCTACCTCAGCTGGCGCTGTCGGTTCGCCAGCCTTGGGTTCACTGTATTTTTCATCTTGGAAAGCCGGTCGAAAATCGCACCTGGAACACACGCATTCGCGGGACCGTTTGCATCCACGCTTCCAAGGGAATGACGCAGGACGAGTATGAAGATTGCCGGTCCTTCTCCTATCAAATAGGCCAGAAGGATGACGCAACCCGCGAATTGCTGCGTCAGCATCCCGTGCCAGCGCTTCGCTCGATCCCGCGCGGCTTCATCATTGGCACTGTTGATATCGTGGACGTCGTTCGCCGCTCAAACGATCCGTGGTTTTTCGGTCCCTTTGGCTTCGTGCTGGAAAATCCGCGCCTGTTGGAAAAGCCAATTCCCTGCATCGGAGCGTTAGGGTTCTTCGATTGGCGCCAGAAACGATCAACGGGGGTCGCGCGATGAGCCCGTCACAAACTCAGACATGGGTCGAACACGAGAACCCCAACGACTGGTCGGTCGATACCGGTGGCAGCAACACCTATACGTTCATAGGCCCAGAGGACGGCCATCCAGTTGCGGCCGTCATTGTACCGCGTGCCTTCGGCGCGGATCACATACTGGATAGGTATGTCGACCGCATTCTGACCTCATGTAATTCACACGATACGCTTTTGAGAGCGCTGCGAAGTGCAAGAGCGGTTATTCAAGAGGATAGGGACGAAGTCCATGCAAGCGTCACCGTAGGTGGCGACTCTTCGACGATCACCGATACTGACCAGCCATCCATTGATAGGTTGGACGCTGTGCTTTCAGAGATCGACGCGGCCCTTTCTCAAGGGGAGTTGACCGCTCATGGCTGATCGATCCCGAAAAATCAGGCCGGGCAGTCGGCTGCAAAACCGTGAAACGAAACACCCTGCACGTGTGATGACGATAGCCGAGGGGTGGGCCATGGTGCGCCCAACGAGCGCACAGCCCATCCTTGTCAACATGCGTGAGATACTTCTGAAATATGAGGTGACGAAATGGTAGCGAATAACGCTCTCACGCGCTTTGAGGAACTGCTAACCGAAGGTGAAATTTGCAAACGGTTTTCTGCACTGCTCGGTTTGCGAGAACTTCGTCGAGCCCGCCAGAACGGGGAAATCGCCTACGTGTCTGGCAAGAAGGGGGCCGTGCTTTATCATCCGTCCGCCGTTGCCGCCTATTTATCTCGTAAGGAAAAAGAATGTCAGAACGCCTCTGGGAGTATGGAGATTATTGGATCGGCACCGAGGGCAATTCCGACAACCTCTATGCCTACTGGTACAACAAGCGAAAGCGAAAAGTTGCTCGCCGATCACTTGGCACGAAAGTTCTCAGCGAAGCCCAAGACAAGCTCATCGAAATTGTCGGAACGCTCCAGGCAGATTCGGGACGTGCGCCCGAACGCGTGATGATGCTGGCGGCGCTTGACCACTATTACGAGAATGACGTTAAGGCCAAGCCGTCCGGAGAGCAGGCGTTTCGCGCCATTTCAATCATTCGGGAGTTCCTGTCGGAGAAAATGCTTCCGACCGCCAACGTCGCTTCTTTCGGGCCAATCCGTCAGCGAGAGTTCATGCAATGGAGTCAGGAGAAATTCGGCCACAGCCCTGCCTACATCGCTCGAAATCTGTCTGTGGTTTCCGCTGCTTTTCAGATTGGGAAAAAGTTGCTCGTTGTCCGTGATGGCCTTGGCAACGAACACGAGGTTCAATTGCTCGACAGCGCGCCGGAGGTGATCACCCAGGCAAAACAGGTTGCAGAGCTTCTTAACGTACCGGAACCGAAGCCGCGCGACTGGCTGCCCACCTTTGATGAGTTCGGCCACTTTATCGATATGATCGGCAAACGGCAGGAGAACCTCTTTCGGTTTGTCATCCTCTCGCTTAACACGTGGGCCCGTCCTGATACCATCATCGACTTTCGAGACACCGAAGATCGGGTCAATCGGAGATTTGGCGTCCTCGATCTAAATCCGACAGGTCGTCGACAGACCAATAAGTATAGGCCGAAAATCCGGCTGACCCAGAACCTGCACGGATGGTTGGATAGATGGAAAGCAGAGGAAGAGGCAGAAGAAGCCAAGAGAACGGCCGATGCAATCGGCGCGCCGATGGTTTGGAATGGTCAGCCGGTCACCACTATGAAACGGACATTCAAACGCCATGCCGAGGAATGCGGGCTTCCGCAATTCACCCAAGGCACGATACGGCATTTCATGGCCACGATGGTTCGTCGTGAAAAGCCTCGCGTAGACAGAGAGCAGCGTGACGTTTGGCTGGGGCACGACGAAGCCCGAACCGCAGACGCATATGAAGCGTTTGATCCCGAGTATCTCTCTGACGCGATGCACGCCACTGATTCAGTTATCGAAAAACTGCAAAAATGCACCCGCAGACCACTTTTTGCACCCAAGGTGCACCCAAGTGAACAAATGGAAAAGGAAGCGGACCGGGGAGGATTTGCTGAAAACCCTTGA